CTATTCTATGATTTTCTCTATTTCCCGGCGCAGTTCTTCAATTACCCGGTGCGTATATGTCTTTTCTGTTACGTCGTTAATGGCATGTCCCACAATCATTTTTAATATATAGTCGTCCATTTGATAATACTTACCCTTCGTTATGAAGGTGTGGCGGGTATCATGCGGCTTATGGTTCTGGTTTACCCGCTTCATAACTTTCTTGAATCTGCCCCGGTATTTATCGTAGGTTAAGTAAGTGCCTTGCTGCCCGTTTTCATCATTAAACAGGTATTCACTACCCATAGCCAGGGCTTTTTTATAATTTGCTTCCACCAGGGAGAAAATAAGCGGGTGTATCGGTACTACCCTGTCTATCCCGGCTTCTGTCTTAAGACCGCCTGTAAAGGTACGGGCTTCTAAGTCCACGTTTGCAAGTTTCAATATCGCCAGTTCTTGCGGTCGCCAGCCGGAGTAAATACCGATTAAGACCATATCCGTAAAAGGGAAGTCTATATTATCCCACAGGGTTTTTATTTCTTCCTGGGAAAATGGTATACGTTCTATAGTTGGCTTAGGCTTCTTCACGCCGTCACACAGGGCGGCGTAGTCTTTGTCTACTATTTCATGCTTCATAGCATAGCGGTACATAAGGTTAAAAAGGCTTTTCATGCGCGCCTTAGTACTATCGCCTACGGTAGCGTCCTTTATGGTCTGTTCTAAGTGGTTTACCCTTATATCACGCATACGCATAGAATAGATAGGCTTGCAGTATTTGTAAGCAGCTATCACGGTGCGGGCGCTGGACTTACTCTTAAGGGTGGGAAAGTATTCGGCAGACCATTTATTATAAACTTCTTCAAAAGTGATATTGTGTACGTCAATATCGTAAGGATTTTCGTTATAGTTCGCCAGCGCGTCCAGGGCTTCCGACTTCGTAGGGAAGTAACCTATAGGGCGCTGTACCTGTTTTGCCGTTCCTTTTTCTTCATCCAGAATCCAGCCGAAAGTTTTAGCAGCTACCCAGGGTTTACGGCGATTGCCGGATAGCTTATATACAGAGCCGTAGCCGTTCGGCAGCTTAGAGCCGCCGCCTTTCTTCTTCGATTGCTTCTTAGGCTTCGGCGGGGTGTTAATGGGATAGCCACAGCCAGGGCAGCAGGCGGCAGCGCTGCTAATTTCCCTGTTACATTCCGGGCATTTAATAAGCATATAATCACAGCCTTTCTAAAAAAGGGTATAAAAAATAAGCCCCTTTATAAAATGCTGGGCTTATGATATAATCTAAGTGCGTTTTGATTACTTATAAGCCCTTGTTTATAGGTATCGCGTGAGCCGTTCCGGGTGGCAGCCTGGGACGGCTTTTTATTATGCTTTAATCTGGTGGCAGCCAGGCTAAAGCGGTGTATAAAAGTTATCTTTCGTTTAATATCCAGCGCCCTTCCGGCAGTTCGGAAGCTATGCAGTATCTGCAATGCGGACAGTTAATACAATTCTTAGAAATGTAAACGCACATTGTAAGATAACCAGCGGCATTTACAGGATATTCAAAATAGTATTCGTTAATATCATATCCGTCATATTCGACCATAATTAGCACCTTCTTACTATTTTAGTACCATGAATCTATCACGCGGAAAGGCTGGTAGATTATGGTAATTATTAAGTTATGGGAAATCCGTACAGCTAAAGGCTTAAAGCTGGAAGCTGTAGCAGCCGTAACAGGTGTAAGTAAATCCACGCTTAACAATATTGAAAACGGGAAGACTTCGCCTACACTGGCTAACCTGGAAAAGATAGCCAAGGGGTTAGGCTGCCGCATTAGCGACCTGTACGAATCAGAATATAAGTAAGTATACCATAGTAAAACCTTTGAAGCCCTGGCAGTAAAAATATTTCCAAGATTCTGGAAATGTTTTTAGAATATAAGACAAGCCGGGCAAAATCTTTTATAATGGGTAGCACTAAGGAAGGGGGCTTAACTATAATGCGTGAGAAGCTGCACAACCTTATAGATACTATCCAGGAAGAAAGATTGTTAAGGAAGATATACTTTTATATCCTGGGGTTGAAGGGTGGACGTAAATAGCGTCTACCCTTCTTTCATTTCTGCAATGATTTTCTTAAGCACGTTCCATTCTTCGTCCGTAAGCTTGCAAAGAGCCTTAAGCAGATTCTTTTTAAACTTATCTTCGCCGCCGGATATGCGACCTATGTACATATCTAATTCTTCGTCTTCGGACATAGGGTTAAACATGTTGCCGTTACCAGTTCTAAGCCATTCTTCGCTTACATTGAAACAAGTGCTTATAAGCTTTATGTGTTTTTCAGTAACACTTCTATTACCGTTTTCTATAGAAGAAATTCCAGATTTTGAAAGTCCGATTGTTTCCCCTAATTTTTCCTGGCTTATACCTAAATTTTCTCTTAATTGTTTAATACGCTGGTTCGCGTTCATTGGAGTACCCCCCTTTCTGACTTCAAGTATATTATAAAAAGTTCTGTTTGTAAACAAAAATATAAAATAAATGTTGACAAAGTTCTGTTTGTGGAATATGATAAATACATACAGAACAGAAAGGAACACAAACAAAACGAAAGGACGGTAACAATATGATTTATGTAGGACTTACTAAAGGTATTATCAACGCTACAGCACATTGGTACTTAGCTGTAACCGAGGACGGCACAACATTTAAGAATGAAGACAAAGACACATTAAAAGAAGTACTTAAATGCGTGGAAGAAATGCAGAAAGACACATTAAAAGAAGTGGCTATTTGTTTCGACCATTGGGGGGCTTCTTCATGGATTGCTGAAATTGCGGAATTTGTAAGCAAGCATGAACACTTACACTTAGAACTTACAAAGGTAGGGGGCGAAAGAATAAATAAGCTTATGGCGGAACAAATAGCAATAAATGCAATAGAAAAAGCTACTACACCAGCGGCGCAGTAGCTTAAATGGTGGGAGTTATTCAGTACTGATATATTCATACAACTTATGCCACGCGTCAACAAATTCTTTGGCGAGAATAGTAGCTTGGCTGCCTTCCGGGTAATCATGGAAGACTTGTTCTAATGAATATACATTAGCTGCTAAATCACTAAATAACTCCCTGGCTTCATTAGTGAAAGCCGGGTGGTTAACCATAAAGCCGCCCCCTTTCCTAAAGGTATTGCGTATATACGCAACAACATTATAACACCAACGACGAAAGGAAGAAAAGAAAATGAGCGAGGACAGAGCAAAAGAGATTATAGCAGAAAAGGTAGCGAAAGAAGTAGTTGAGAGCATAGGCGAAGACCTGGCGGGTGCGTTAGTTGAATATGCAAACCTGGTAAAAGACCTTGCAGCAGACCTTACAGACGAACAGTTAGAGGATTCCAGTTATATTAAAAGCCTTCTGGGGGAGCAGTTGCCGGATTGGGACGAAGAAGACTGGGACGACCTGTTAAAGAATGTACGTTTAAAAAAATATAAGAAATAGAGTACCAGGGCGGAAGCAGCCGCCCGGCAAGTGCCGTTAGTTCAGTGGTTAGAGCGACCGCCTCATAAGCGGTAAGTCGTGGGTTCAAATCCCACACGGCGCATTAGTGGCAAGGGTGGCTACCTTGCAGCAGAGGAAGCAAGCTAATAGCTGATACTGCATACTGTGAAAAAATAGCAGCGGTTACGCCAGCTATAGAGCGTATGGAAGGTTAACAGGTTTTTAAGCAGCTTTTTTAATGAGAAAAAGCGCCTACACGGTAAAACAAGCCGGGAAGGAGCGTGGGAAAATGCCGCCAGACAGAAAAGAAGCCGCCGAAAGACTTCGGCAGCTTGTAAATAGTAATTTTGAAAATGAAATTGCAGTAAGCGTAAACTATGACATTTGCTTATCAAAGACAGACACAAGCTTATTGACAGTAAATAAGTAGCTGCTGCATTTCTGCTTTGTTTCCTGGTCTACTTCAAGTTCGCCCTGGTTGATAAGCTGGACGGCTTGAAGGGAAGCCAGGATAACGCGAAATTCATTAGGCGCTATGTTGGTATCGTGCTTAAGAAGCTTTTCGCCAGCAGAACAACAGCACTGATAGTTAATAGCCGCCTGGGCTTCTGTTTCTTCGATACCCAGGGACGGAAGAACAGTAAGGGCAAAAGTGATAGCTTCTATATCAGAATTGCTAAAAGAATATGAAATGTGTTTCATGGTAAACCCCCTTAAGTTTTTTGATAATTATACCACGAAAAAGAACAAAGAAAAAGCGTAATGCAGCCTACCAACGGTAGCCAGTCCTAAGCCTGGGTAAATGCAGAAGGGACAGAAAGGAAGGCAGAAGATGTTAGAACTTGTACCAATATCACTAAAAGAAGCTAACGCTTATGTAGAACGGTATCACAGACACCATAAGCCAGTAGTAGGGCATAAGTTTAGTATAGCGGCAGCAGTTGACGGGGAAATAGTCGGGGTAGCGATTGTAGGTAGACCCGTTTCGAGATACTTAGACGACGGCTGGACGCTGGAAGTAAATAGACTTTGCACAAACGGATATAGAAACGCTTGCAGTTTTCTTTATTCGGCAGCATGGCGGGCGGCAAGAAACTTAGGATATAAGAAACTGATTACATATATTTTAGAATCCGAAAGTGGTACAAGCCTAAAGGCTGCTGGCTGGAAGTGTGTAGGAAAAGCGGGTGGGGAACGCTGGACGGGAAAAAGAAGACCAGAAGTAGACCTTTACCCGGCACAGTTTAAATTAAGATTTGAAGTAGAAAGCGGGGGATAATTTGAGGGATAACAACATAAAGCCAGCGGAAGCAGCGGACATTTTAGGAGTATCGCCGCAGTTTGTCCGGGTGGCTATGCAGCAAGGGAAGCTAAACATAGGAATAGCTATACAGCTTCCGGGTTCTTCTTCCTGGGCGTATCAGATAAGTGAAAAGCTTTTAGCTGATTACACCGGAAAAGACATTAAGACAGAAATAGCAGCATTGAGAAGCAAAAGATAAAAGGCTGTGGCAGCAGTCGTAAAAGTCCTTGTTTAGAGGTATCAAAGTTTTGAGCGTGAAAGTTTTTATTATTCTGGTAACAGTGGCAGCGGGCACTATTTTACTGGCGGCAACAGTAATAGCCTGTAAGGTTTTAAGCCTGGTATTAAAGGGCGTGAAGAAAGGAAGGGAGCGCATAAGACGGATAACAAAGAAGCAGACCGTAGGATAGCTATTAGCAAATTCTATAGAGTGTACAGGCAAGCGCAGAGGGTTAGTAACTTGCGTATGCACAGCCGCTTTAGCTTATACGACGACGGCTTAATAGAAATATGGGAATACCGGGGAGAACAGAAAACCCGTAGTATTTGCAAAATCAAAGAGGAAAGCGAAACGGAATGTTATAAGCGGGCGACGGAAGCGGTAGAAAATTACATAAAAAGTAGGAGTGAAAAACAGTGAAGAAATTTGTAGTAGAAGTAGAAACATTAGGCAGAAGGCAGACCCGGTTAGTCCCGGCGCGAAATGAGAACGAAGCCCGTAGAAACTGTACTACGGCAGAATCTAAGGTTATTTCGTGTGTACCGTATACCGGGCAGAAGGTAGGCTTAAGCAGCCAGGAAGAAACGATAGAACGATTGTTCCGGGGCTGCCTGGCAGCGAACAGAAGGAAGAAAGGGGGCTGTTAATATGACAGCGGCAGTGGTTGAGAACATGGAACACAAAAAGGCAAGAGCCGAAGAAGCTAACTTACTTCTTGAAGGGCTGGACGAAGTAACACAGAAGGCGCTTTATATCGCTACCAAAATGGTATTAGCAAAAAGAGACACAGAAGAAGGGACGAAGAAAAGTTGATATTAAAGAGAATTGCCAGCAAGGGGAATAAGAAGGCGCGGAACTGCCTTAAGTGTAACAGCCGCTTACTGAATCTGAAAGACAATGTAGTTAACACATGTGAGGTATGCGGGCAGCAGCACTTAGTAGATTTTTACACAAACAATACGATAGTGCTTACGGCAGCGGAGCGACCGGAACTTAGGAAGCGTCCGGGAACACCGAAACCGGAGCAGCCAAAGCGGGAGCAGAACCAGGAAGCTTTTAATAAGCGACTGGCAAAATTTAGAGAAAAGTGGAAGGAGTACTAAAGATGTTTTTAAAGATTTTCTTAGCAGCAATTACCGTATGTTCTCTTTTGGGATGTCTGGGAGCAAACCGTAGAGATAATAAGCGCATAGCAGCAGTTGTAGCAATAGTAGCCCTTATTCTGTTCACAGTGGCAACACTGGCGGAAAGCAGCATAAAGGCAAAAGAAGCCCAGGCGGCAGCAGTAAAGAAGGAAGCGACGATTACCGGGAAGGGCGACGCATGGGGAACGATTACCATTAAGGACGAAACCGGAGAAACCAGGGAATATTACTGGAAAGAGAAGGAAAAGGAGTAGGAGAGCATGAACAATTTTATATCACTGTATGGGGAAGTCCTGGACTACCCGCAACAGGCAAGCATAGACAAAAAAGGAACAGAGTACTACAAGTTTAACCTTGCGGTACAGAGGGAAAGCGGAATTATTGACATTTTACCCATTGTGGTAGAGGAAGACACGGCAGCATATAACGCCCTGGCAGACATTGACGAAAAAGGGGAAGTAGTAGGCGCGCAGCTTCTTATTACCGGAGAAATCAGAACCAGGAACATTAAGGACAAGCTGGATATTTCCGTAAGGGCGTTTTCTATCCAGGAAGACGACGATTACAAGGGAATCACGAACCAGGTAGTTATTACGGGTTTCCTGTGCAAAGAAGTACCCATTAGAGAGACACCGCGCGGGCTGCTGATTGCAGACCTGTTATTAGCGGTACACAGAGAGGACGGAAGCCAGTTAAGCGATTATATCCCGTCTATCATGTGGAACGGCACAGCCACCAGGGCAACGGAAAAACTGCATGTAGGGGACTGTATCGAAGCCGTAGGGCGCTTACAGAGCCGCGAGTATATAAAAGACTTAGGGGACAGGGGAAAAGAGCCTAGAACGTGCTACGAACTGTCAGTAAACCAGTACGAATTACAGAAGAAAAAAGAAACTGCTTAACGGCAGAATACACACACCCGAAGAAAGCCACAAAAGACAATAAAACAGCCGCTAGACTATCGGGAAATAATCTAGCGGCTTTGCCGTACATATTGTACTTACTCACATAAATAAGTATACCAAAATGTACGGCGGAAGTCAACGAAAAAGCTTATTTTTCAAGGGGTTTCCGCCCCTTTTATGGCTTGATAAAAGTATTAACGATAGGGTGGGTTAGTATATGCCGTACATCATAGAGGTAGTGAAGGCTGGAAATACCATAGAGGTATCAAAGTATTATAGCAGCAGATTTAACAAGAAGGGAGTGAAGCGGGGAAAGAGGAAGCAGCTTACAACAGATGAACAGAGAGAAGTAAACAAAAGAGCAGCAGAGAAAAAACTAAGGAGATTGATAAACGAGAACTTCCAGGAAGGGGACACGCATTTAGTATTAGATTATAAGCTTAGTGAACGTCCAGCCGGAAGGAAGGCAATGAGAGCAGACGCGGACGACTTCTTACAGGAAATGCGGAAGCTGTATAAATCCCTGGGGCTGGTATTCAAATACATACATGTTATGGAAATTGGCAAGAAGGGGGCGCTACATCATCACTTAGTTATAAATACACCAGACGAAGTAAGCCAGCGGGCAATAACAAAAGCCTGGAAGGGCAGAGGGCGGACACACTTTAACCCCCTGGATGATTCCGGGAACTACGCTAAGTTAGCGTCGTATCTGATAAAGCAAAGCGACGGCATGTTAAAAGACCCGAACGCTTTACAGGGGAAACGCTGGAACAGTTCTAAGAACCTAAGAAAACCGACAATCTTAAGAAAAGAACCGATAAAGGATAAGGGCTGGTACAACAGAATAGCCAGACTGCCTAAGAAACTGGAAAAATCGTATTACCTGGACGGCGACAGCGTTAGGGAAGGTATACACGAAAAGACAGGCTACACGTTCTTTACTTATACGTTCGTAAGAATCAATCAGACATGGAAGGAAACGGAATTAGAATGGGAAAAACTTTAGGAATCGACAGAGAGACAGCAAGACGCATTAAGAGAATGAGCCGCCAGGAGTTAGACGGCTACTTATCCAGGGTAACAGACCGAAGCTACGACAACGGCTACGAAGAAGGCTTAGTAAATGGTATCGCCTTAGCGGGACAGGCTTTAGATACGGTATTAAAGAAATACGAAGCCGACGGAGCATTAACAGACTTAGCAGCGGAAGAAATCACGAAGGCGGTAGGGCAGTACATAGCAGAGACACCAGAGAAGGCAAAGCAGCAGCTTAAGGCAGAGACGGCAGCAGCCGGGGAAGACCAGGAAAAAGCCCATGAATAAGGCGTTACTTATCATCATGGCGGTGTACCTGGTGGGCTTTTGCGTATGTGCCATTATATCCGTACCGTTAATCATGTGGGCGGTGCGTAAGAACGACGAAGAAGAAGGGTATTACGAACCAATGGAAACGCCGGAGCTGTTCGGGAAGGCTTCGTTAACGGCATGGATAATTAGTACGGTGTGGTTTTTGGTTCTTCCGCTGTATGTCTTAATGCTGGCAGAGAAAATAACGGGAAAGGATAAGGACAATGAGCAGTACTAACGTAGTGTGCGGTATGAAAACCTGTAGAAATTACAGTGATAACGGCTGTATGAAGAAGGCAATTATATTAAGTGCAAAAGGGAAATGCTTAAACGTAGAACTGGAAACGGCAGCAGAAGCAGCCGCACAGGCAGCCCAGGGAGCAGCGGAAAGGGTATTAGAGTATGGAGCGTAGAGAAAGCGAAGCCCAGGCGCAAGCCGCCGTTTTCGATTGGGCGCGCTGGGAGCAGTCACAGACCCCGGTACTTAAGGCTATGTATCATGCAGCCAACGAAGGAAAGAGAAGCGTAAGGGCTGGGGCAGACCTAAAGCGCCAGGGCATGAAGCCAGGGGTAAGCGATATATGCTTACCGTATGCAGCAGGCGGCTATAATAACCTGTATGTTGAATTGAAGGTAGGAAGCAATAAAGCAACAGAAGAACAGCTTATTTTTATTGACACTATTAACAGAATCGGCGGAAGGGCTATTATAGCGTATGGTTCGGACGCAGCTATAGAGGTTATTAAGGCGTATTTGGACGGAGCATTAGAAAGCCTGGATATTAAAAGCGACACATACCCGGCAGAGAAGGCGAAGCTAACAGACCGGGTAAATGCAAAGCGGTTTATAGGATTTTGCGGGAAAGATTGTAGAACTTGCGATAATATGGGCTGCTTAGGGAAAAAAGAGTAACAAAAGACGAAGCGCCTACTTTTGGTCGAGGGGCAAGGAAAAGTTATATATCACGAAAGTAACTGTAGACAATGCAGCAGCGGCAGAGCCTGTAAAGACTGCTGCCGCAGAAAGGAAGGTTTAGGAATGGGAAAAATAAGAGAATTAGCAGAAAAGGTAGGAAAATGGCTGGATAGCTGGCTATTTTTTGGAATTGCAGAAGAGGAAGACGCGAAAACACATTATATCAAATGCGAAAAGGAGTTTTACCAGGATGTAGAAGAAGGTTATAAGCCTTTTGAAGTAAGAAAGAACGACCGGGACTACAGGGCGGGCGACGATATAGTACTAAGGGAGTATGACAAAGACTTAGGAGTACTCACGGGGAGAGAACAGAGGGTAAATATCATTTATTTCTTAGATAAGTACCCAGGAATCGAACCGGGTTACTGTATTTTGGGAATCGAACCATATTAAGGGAAAGGACGGTTTAGGAATATGAGGACAGCAGCAATAGTTAACTTGAAAGGCGGAGTAGGAAAAAGCACAACAGCTATAAACCTGGCTTTAATTATGGCAACAGTATATAAATACCGGGTTTTGCTGGTGGATAACGATATACAGGCGAACGTAAGTAAGTTCTTCGGGGTACATAGCTATGATTATAAGAGCATGGAAAACGTCTTACGCGATACCGATACAATGGCAGAAGACGTAATACGCAGCAGTGGACGCGTAGGGCTTGACATTATCCCGGCTAATATGAATATGGACGCGGCAGCAGTAGACCTTATGTTAGACCAGGAAGCGAACCAGATTGTAAGATTGAAGGATGTATTAGACCAGGTGGAAGAACAGTACGACTATTGTTTAATTGACTGCCCGCCTGGTGTCGGAATCAATGTACTTAACGCCCTGGCAGCAGCAGACGACGTTATTATACCGATTAAGGCAGATAAGAACGCCTTAGACGGAATGGAAGAACTGACAGAGGTTATAGAGGAAATTAGACCGTATAACCCCGGCTTATCCCTGGTTAAATGCCTGGTCACTATGTTCACGAACGACATAAGCGTAGTGAAGGGCGAAGAAGCCTTACGGAAAAGCGAGTACAGCACCTTTAATACACATATTCGCTACAGTAAGAAGGTTGTAGACTGGACGTATGAGAAGCGAAAGAGCCTTATAGAGACAACACCCAGGAGCGCGGCGACAAGGGACTATAAGAGCCTGGCAGCAGAATATATAAGATTAACAAGAAAGGAAGGGTAAATAATGGGTAGATTAGGAGTAGGCGACAGACTGAACCAGAACAGCCGCCAGGGCATTATATTTACAGAGGAATACCGGAAGATAAAATTAGACCCGCGTACACTGATTCCCAGCGAGCATAATAAGTACGCCCAGGAAGATATAGAGGAACTGGCGGACAATATGTTACTGGTGGGGCAGCTACAGGAAGTTATAGTAGGACGGGTAGCGGGACAGGACAGAATTATAGTAGGACACAGAAGAACGGCGGCAGCAGTCCTTAATATCGAACGCGGACACGACAGCTTTAAGCTGATTGACTGCAAAATAAAGGAAATGTCAGAAGCTATGTTTATGCTTACGCTGCATAGCGCGAATATCTTTAGCAGACGCTTAAGCGATTGGGAGTTAACGGAAGGGGTAGCAGAGTTTAAGAAGTATCTGATTGCGGCGAAGGAATCCGGGGAAGTACAGATAGAAGGCAAAATGCGCGATTACATAGCAAGCGCTGTAGGCGTATCGACCGGAAAAGCGGCACAAATGGAAAGTATTACTAATAATTTGTGCGAGGAAGGAAAGGAAGCCTTTAAGAATGGCAAAATGAATTTTACCACGGCTTACGAAACTTCCAGGCTGCCAGAGGAAAAGCAGAAGGAAGTAATAGAATCCGGGGAAATGTTGAGCGGCGAAGTTAAGAAAATGGTAGAGGAAGAAAAGAAGAAAAAAGAGCCGACACCAGCAGCCGTAAAGAAATTCTACGAAGCACACGCGAAGCGGTACGACGGGGACAGAAGCAAGCTTAAGGAAGCATGTATAGAACACCTGGGAAGAAGCCACACGGGCGGAAATAGCGGCGGCGTAGATTATGATTGTAGTATAAGGGGCGTAAGGCTTGACGGGGCAGAGGAAATAACCTGGACGCGTTTTGTGCAGTTGGTTAATGAGTTGTACCCGGTATCGGATAAAGAACCGGAAAAACAAGTAGATATGCAGCAGGATTTAGACGACTACCCGGAAGTAACAGGCGGGCGTAGTATAAAGACCGATACAGCACATTTTAAAATTGGCGGCGTATTGAATCCAGATTATACGCCCAGAGGGCTTCCGTATAGCTGCTATATTACCGCTATCCTTCATTCCGGGGCGTTTAGTAAGGACTTCATAGAATCCTACAAAGGCAGCAGAGGAATTAACGCCCTGTTAAATATCATTGAGAACTACAGAAAGAAGCTTTGCTACGAAGACGGCAAGTATGCACCGGGGAAGACAAGCTTTAGCTTCAAACATGAAGGCGAAGGCTATACGGTGTACTTCGATAATCTGGGCTTCCACCTGGAAAGAGACGATAGGCAGTATACAGACTATCTTAGGGACTATGATTTAATGGAACTGCTGGAAGCTATGCTAGAAGCCGGATATTTTGGAGTAGTGGAAACACTGAAAAACACAATTAAGAAAACGTCTAAAAAGGTGTCAGAATCTGACACTACGAAAGAACCGCAAAGCCAGGAAAAACAAGGGCTTGCGGGTGCAATGAATGAACCGGAAACGGGAGCAGATGAAGACCAGGCGGCAGCAGACGACGAAGCGGTAGACATACCGGAAGCTACAGCAATTCTTACGGCGGATTTATTCAACTTAAGGGAATATATAAGCGAAGACGATTTTTACAATTTACAGGAAATCGTTATTAACTGTGAACTGGCGGCAAGAAAGGGCGGAGAGAATGAAAACAACAGAAGTTAAAAGCTTTGCAGATGTAGACACAAGCGAATTAAAGCAGCCTATTATATGCGTATTCAATCGCCCGGATGATTACCCGGACAAATGCGTAGCCCGGTTATTTGAAGGGACAGCGCCGACGAATATTATTATAACCAGGAATACCGTAGAGGAAATCCGGGAAGATATTACAAAGCGCTTCCCGGCTATGCTGCCTTTTGCGAGAAGCAAGGAAGACCATAAAAACGTAGTAGAAAGCTGGATTTAAAAAATGGATATAAAGGATGTCAAGAAAATAGTAGACGATTTACAGAATAAGCCGTTTCTATGCAGCAAAGAAGCGATAGAAACAGATAGCGGATATGTAATAACACATAAAGGGGTAAAAGGAAATGGAGATAAGAAAAGGGCAGAAAGTACGGGTAACATGCACAGAAGCCAGGCTTAAGGAAGTGGGCGTTAAGCAGAAGCATATTAAGCATATCCTGGGGAAGATTGGAACGGTTAAAGAAGTTCGGAATATCCCGGATATGGAAATACTGGCGTACTTCGTACACTTCCCCTATGTGAATCTGAAAGCAGCGCCAGGAAACAAAAAACCATATTATGTACTGCTGGAAGATATGATAGAGCCGATAAGTCTTACAGTGGTAGAAAGAAAGGGGAAGTAATGACAGAAGTACCGAAAGAATGGAAGGGAACGCCGGAAGAATGGAACGCAGTAGTAGAAGCGTTCGGACGCATAGCGAAAGCAATACAGGAAGCGGGAAGACAGATTGTAAACAGTTTTTCAGAGTTTTATAAAAGAATGGCGGCAGCTATGGGAAACGAACAGGTAAAGAAACGCCTACGGCAGCAGTCCATAAGAGACAGAAAGAAACAATTAGAACGAAGCCGGAAGCGGCAGCAGTTGGCAGCAGCAAATACGGACAAGTCTAATAACTGGCGGCGATTGCATGGACTTTGTACCAGAAGAAAGTATAAAAAACATGCAAAAAAGAATTGACTTATAGTACTGAATATGGTACTATAATATCAGAAAGGAGATAAACCAAGTGCCAAGCGTAGAAAAGATAATTGAAAAAATGAAAAGACAGCCGAACGGAATACGCCCCGAAGAAGCTGACAAAGTACTAAGGGCTTACGGCTACGAAGGAGTAAGACAGAAAGGAAGCCACAAACAGTACTTGAACAAAGAGACAGGCGACCTTACCACAATCAAACAGGAAAGCCCATTAAAGAAGGCGTACATAGTAGACATACTTAACAGGATAGGGGAGTAAATCCCCTAACCTGGATATAATATAAAAGAGCAATAGAAAGGAGTAGGACATAATGGAAGTAAAGGATTATATGGAACTGCCGTATACAAGAATCGTAAAGGAAATGAACGACGAAAGCGGGCATTATTTTTACGGGAAAATCTTAGAACTGGACGGCTGCCAGAGTACAGGCGATACGTTGGAAGAATTGTACGAAAATCTTAACGAAGCTATGGAAGGATATTTAGAGGTTAAGTTAGAAAATAACTTACCCATCCCGCTGCCGGAAAGAACAGAGAACTATAGCGGGAAGTTTAATGTACGACTTCCGAAATCATTACACCAGCGGTTAGCAATCCAGGCAGAGGAAGAAGGCGTAAGCCTTAATCAGTTGGTATTATATAAGCTGGCACTGTAACATATATAGGCTATCGGCTACGGCTGGTAGCCTTTTTCCTACCCTAAAACTCTTAAAAGTATATGGGTAAATCAAATAAAAGCGGTTGAAACTATAAAAACTTTATGGTAATATTAAGGAACAAACACAAGAAGAATTAGACAGAGGTAACGACCCCTTTGTCTGGTTCTTCTTTTTTGTTTGTCCTAAACCTCCGGCGCTGCATGAAATCCAGGGCAGCGCTAACCGAAAGAAGGGCGGCACATGATAAAGAAGTTATGCAGTTATCCAGGCTGTCACAAGGTAGTAGAAGCCGGGGTTAAGTACTGTGATAAGCACAGGGAAACGGACAGGAAGAAGTACAGAGAATATAAGCAGCGCCGCATGAGGGACGAACAGGAAGCCAGGCGGCAGCAGTTTTATAATAGCAAAGCCTGGGAGCAGTTCAGAGCCGCCCAGGCAGCAGCACAGCTAGGCATAGACATTTACGAATACTATACGACTGGAAGAATTATAGACGCGGAGAACTACCACCACATACAAGAGATAACGGAAGCCTGGGCTAGAAGACTGGACGCGGCGAACGTGATAGGACTAAGCGAAGCGAACCATAGGCGCATACACAAGGAGTATGACCGCAGCTATAAGGCAAAGAAGAAAATGCAAAAGATTTTATACGAAATGTTAGAACAGTTCTATAGGGAGTTCGTTCTGACAGGGGGGATATAAAAATTTAAAAACATAAAATAAAAGTCCCGAGTTCAACTTTGCTTGAAAAAAAACGGCAATTTTTACTATAGGGGGGAGTGCATGAGGTGGAAGCATGGCAAAAGAAGAAAATGAAAAAGAAAAAAATAAGCCTAAACCATGCCCGAAGTGGTTAAATAATACCGCTAAAAAGGAATGGCGCAGAGTAGCCAAGATTTTAGCGGAAGAAGGAAAAGATTTTACAGACAAAGACTTAAAGGCACTGGAAGCCTATTGTATCAATTATGCAAAGTGGCAGCGGTGCGAACAGATTATAGACGAAAAGGGCTACAGTATGCTTGTTGGGGACAACGGCTACGAGCAGCAACGACCAGAAGTAAGCATAGCAAACAAAGCGCAAACAGAATTAAGGGCATGGGCTAAGGAATTGGGGTTAACCCCGGCGGCGCGGCAGCGGATGAAGGAAGCCGGGAACGCTTCGGAGAGCGGCATAGACCCGGAATTAGACGGAATGGTAGCGCATGATTAAAAAGGAACTGCTATTAGCTTCCTGGTTGGAAAAGTTACAAAAGAAGTGGGACAACGAAGAATATTATTACGACGTTGAAGAAGCAACGAAAGTATTTAAGTTCGTGTCGAAGTTGACTAATGACAGGGGCGCAAGCCGACAATTTGAATTACTAGAGTTTCAGTTTGAGATTATAACCGAAATTCTTTGCGTAAAGAGAAGAAGCGACGGCAAGCGCAAACATAGAGAAGCACATATAAACATACCGCGAAAAAATGGTAAATCATTCTTAGCGGCAATCATTGTAGTGTATTTGTTCTTCTGTCAGCGGCATATCTTCGGCGCGCTTTTTATTTTAACAGCAAATACGACGAAACAGGCGGGGGAATTATACGCAACTGTAGAACATTTCATAAAGACAAATAAGACCTTAAGGCGGTACTGCAAGATAACGAGCAGTACAAAAACCATTGTACGGAAGGACAACGGTAATAAACTTATGGTACTGTCTTCTGACGCGGATAATGCGGACAGTTTTAACGACTATGTGGCAGTCCTGGACGAGATACACCAGGCAAAAAACGACGAAATGTACGGAAAGCTTAGAACCGGACAAGGTGCATGGGATGAACCGTTAATAATGACAATTACGACAGCTTCCAGCGGGGAAGACCCAGCAAACCCGGAAATGCAGCTTTACACAATGGCGAAAAAGATAGAAGCCGGAGAGGTAAACGACCCTAGCTTTTATTACCGGATATATGAAGCAGACAAAGACTGTAACGTAGAGGACGAAGCCCAGTGGTATAAATCAAACCCAGCATTAGGAGTATTTAGGAAACTGGAAGACCTGGCGAACTATGCAAAGCGCATTAGGCTAATGCCACTACAGGAAAACATGTTTAGAAGAATGTTCCTAAACCAACATGTAGCATTAGACCATGAAAAAGGCGCTATCAATATGGATTTATGGGACACATGCACGAAAAAGGTAGATACAGAAGACTTAAAAGGCTGGAAGTGCTGGGGCGGGCTGGATTTATCCAGCAAGAACGATATTACGGGCTTTGTCCTGGTATTCTACGAAGAAACTACGGGGCGCTTTATAGTCGTTCCGTATCTGTACACACCGAAAGAAACCGTAGCATACAGACAGCATAAGGATAATAACCCTTATGAATACTGGATAAAGAAAGGCGATTTAATAGCGCTTGACGGAAAATACATAAACTTCGATAGGTTTTTAGACCATGCTACGGAACTGGACGAAACGTACAGGATAGAACAAATAGGCTTCGACCAGTGGGGAAGCCAGACGATTATTAACAGGCTGGAAGACCGCTGGGAAGTAATACCGTTAGGACAGGGAACGAAGACCATGACACAGGTTATAAATGATTTTGAAAACCTGTTAGTAGATGAAAGAATCATCATAGCAGAAAATGAGTGCTTCCGGTTCATGGCTAAGAACTGTATAGCGGTTTACGACGAAATGTTAGGCGTGAAGTACAGTAAGAAGAAATCGAAATTTAAGATAGACGGCATTATAGCTATGCTTATGGGCTTGCTATTGTGTATCGAAGAAAACGGTATTGAACATTATAACCCGGTTGAATACCTGGACGCTATGTAAAGAAGGTAGAAAATGCTTAAGAGAATAAAACAGATAAAGAATAAAAGGTTAATAGTCGCAGACGCGCTATTAGTGGCAGCCCTGGTTATTGCTTTTGCGGTAACGTATGACATAAGCAAACATGCGGGGTTATATCTACTAAGCGGCGAAATGCTGGTAGCGGCGGTTATGCTGGTTAGGAGTGGTAAGAAGTAATGTTTTTAGATTTTTTGGAAAAGAGGGAAGAAACGACCGATAGCATAACGCTTACGGATGAAGAAAAGATATTCCTAAAGGTATTCGGGATAGATTCAGAGCAGCCAGCGGCAGCTATGAGGGAAGCGACGTACTTTACATGTATTAAGCAGTTATCGGAAGCGGTAGCAAAAACGCCGCTTTACCTGGTGCAAGACACAGAAAACGGAATAAGAAGGGCAACAGAAGAAAGACTAAACGAACTGTTAAGCCTTCGCCCTAACCCATACATGACAGCTATTGACATGTGGAAGGCGGTAGAAGCCACCAGGCAGCACGAAGGTATTAGCGCGATTGCGAAGCAGTACGGAAGAAACGGAGAAATAGAAGCGCTGTACCCGTGTACAGTGGAAGGAATCACGGTAGACGACGCGGGGTTATTAAAATCGAAGCTTAGGCACAAGGCTTTAGTAGATTACAGGATTGTAGGCAGCAGCTTTACAGATTCCGGCTTTTATGAAGACTTGCTTATATTCAAGGGCTTTACAATGGACGGAATCAACACAAAACCGATTAGGGAAATTGTGAAAGGCACAATAGAAGGACAGATTAAGGCGCAGAATTACCTTAATACGCTGTACGATAACGGGCTTACTAATAAGCTGGTAGTACAGCTTACGTCTGACATTAAGGACGAAAAAGAGTTAAGGAAGACACAAGAGAAATTCGGGCGGCTTTACAGCAAAGGAAAACGTATTTTTACAGTCCCGGCGGGATTTAGTGTGCAGCCTATCAATTTGTCACTGGCGGACGCGCAGTACGAACAGATTAGAAGAATGTCTATAAGCCAGATAGCGGCGCTTTTTGGTATCAAAATGCACCAGCTTAACGACCTTAAGGACGCTAATAATAATTCCCTGGAGCAGCAGCAATTAAGCTTTTTAATTGACACACTGTTAATACTGTTTGAATCCATAGAACAGGAAACTACATGGAGCGCATTAACAAAAGAGAAACGGGACAAGGGCTACAAAGCGCGTTTTAATACGAACGTGATTTTAAGGACTTCGGCAGAAACACAGCAGAAAATACTTTGTGCTTATGTTTCTAACGGAATCTACACCCCGAACGAAGCCAGGTTAGAACTACAGCGCCAAAAGCTGCCGGACGGGGACGAGCTAATAGTAAATGCCGGAGTTTTGAAGCTAAAAGACATAGGCAAAAAAGAAGAAGGGAGCGGGAGCAATGCCAACGAATAGAGGAACGGAAGGAGAAAGCCCGGAAATTCGTAATTACTGCCGGAAGTGCCAGGGAATCGCCCTGGAAGTAAGAGCGGCAGCAGAGGGAGAAGACAGCCGGACAATCGGCGGATATGCAGTTAAATACAATACCCCTGTTTTGATAGTAGACCGCTGGGGCGACAAATATTTAGAGGAAATCGCGGCGGGCTGCTTCGACGAAAGCTTAAATAGCTGTAAAGAAGCGGGGAAAGAGATAAAAGCCTTATGGAATCACGACACAAGCAGACCGTTAGGAAGCACAAAAACCGATACGTTACGCTTCAATACGGCAGATACTACAGGGTTAGCGTATGATATTGATTTACCTAACAATACCTGGGGAAATGACGTAAAAGAGAGCGTACAGCGCGGGGATGTAGACGGTAGCAGCTTCGGCTTTATCTGCCAGGAAGACAGGTGGAGCAAAGTAGTACATGAAGGCGAAGAAATTTACAAAAGAAGCGTAGTAAAGGCGGCGCTGCTGGAAGTAAGCCCTTGCACCTTCCCGGCTTATGACAGTTCAGAAATTAGCTGTAGAAGCTTTGAGAAGGTAAAAGAAGAAGCGAAAGAAGAAAAGAGATTAGAAAAATTAAAAATGGAAGCCCGGCTTATGCAGCTTAGGGAAGAAAACGAAAAGGAGTTTTAAGAAATGACAGTACAGGAAATCAGAGAGTTAATCGGAAAGAAAACAGAGGAGATTAACGGCTACCTGGAAAGCCGCGACGCGGATAAGGCAGAAGCGGCGTTAGAGGAAAAAAGAAGATTACAGCGCTTGCTTGCTGTAAGAGAAGCAGAAGACGACGAGGAAAAAGAGGAATTAAGAGGACAGAAGCGCAAGAAGGAAGAAAAGCGTACAGCTTCCGCAGTAAGCGAGTTGAGAGTAGCAGTTAAATTTGCGCTTAAGGGAAAAGAAGCACTTACGGACGAGGAAAGAGCAGCCGTAACCATTGACAACAACGCCGCGATTCTGCCGGAGCAGTTCGTTAATGACATCCAGGTATTGCGTGAGGGCTTCCCCAGCCTTAAGGAACATTGCCACATTGTACGCGCTACTTCCAATCATGGAAAAATGCCGTTTGCAAAGATTGGCGGCAAGAAGCTTACTAAGTATAAATCTGGTACTAAGTTGACAGGGGAAGCCGCTAACACACAGGATATTAGCTACAATATCGAGAATTACGGCGCGTTAGTTCCGATTGCCAACGACTTACAGGAAGACGAAGCTGTTAATATCATCCAGGATGTTATTAAGCCGGATTTTGCGGAAGCTGGCGTTAACAGCGAAAACGACGAAATCTTACAGATTGTCGAGGACAACGCTACAGACAAGTCTACAGGCGTGACAGACTGGCGCGGGGTTAAAAAGGTAATCGACGGCGTATTACCGACACTTCGCGCAAAGACTGTGGTTATCACAAACCTTACAGGTTATGTATATTTGCAGTCCCAGGAAGATAAGAACGGTAGAAACCTGGATTTAGTAAAGACCGTAAACGGTAAAGACTACTTCCAGAACCGCCAGCTTATCACATTGAGCGACGAAGCGGTAACAGCAAGCGCGACCGGAAAGGTAGTATTTTATGTGGTTAACCTGTATGCGCTGGTTAAGTTCTTTGAGAGAAAGGGCTACACAGTATCTACAGATAAGTCTGTATTCTTTGAATCTGACGAAACAGCACTTAAGGTACAGGAACGCTTTGACTGTGAGAAGTTGGACGACAGGGCAGACTTCAAGGTAGAATTTACCCCGGCTGCCTAATGCGTCCTGGAAGGGGTAGGAAATGGCAGCAGAATTATTAACGCTTGAACAGGCGAAGAATTATTTAAGGGTAAGCTACGACGAAGACGACGAGGAAATAAGCGGGCTTATTTTGACAGCCAAAGCCTATATAGATAGTTGCGTAGGCACTAGATATAAGGATAAGGCGAACTATGAAAACGACGAAGAATACGAAAAAGGGCGGAGAATCGCCGCCCTTCTTCTAAAGAAAATCGTAAGCGATATGTACGAAGTGCGTTCTACTACGGTAGGAAGTAACACGAAAACCGATAATATCACAAAAACCATATTAGACAAGCTGGCGAATGTGGGGGCGTGATTATGTATTTAGTAATTCAAAAGCGTAAAAAGACAGTAGAAAAAGGAAGACCAGTAGAAACCTGGGAAGACTACCATAAGTGCTGGTGTGATGTAAAGAGCCTGTACGGAAAAGAGTTATATAGCGCCCTGGAAGCAAAATTAGAAAACGTAGTAAATTTTGAAACCAGGTTTTGCTTAAAATTGGAAGCCTTAAATACAAAGGAATACCGGGTTAAATGGGGCGAAAGGATGTTTAACATTATCGCGGCAGACTACGGAAAGTATAACCGTAGAAAAATCGTGATAAAGGCACAGGAAATAGTATGAGTTTTGATATTTCAATGGAGTTTTTAGGGCTGAATGAAATGCAGAAGGAAATAGAAAGACTTTCTACGGAATCAGAACTAAAGGCACTAAACAAGAAAATCATAAAACGGGCTGGCGAAATCGGCTTACAGGAAGCGGAAGGACAGATACGGAAGAAAGCATACAGTAGTAACCCTATGAAATCCGGCAGAAAAGGCAGCAGAACCGGACAGCACGCGGCGGACAATGTACCGAAGAAGGGAACGACGCAAAGCGGGAATTACGGAGAACTGGTGGGATGGGACAGGGGCGATACTTCCCCGTTCTTTTATATGAAATTCCATGAATGGGGTACGACCATGCACAAGCCTAAACATTTTATGCTAGACGCAGCAAGACCGACATACCAGGCGCTAAAGGAAATTGCAGAAGAAGAATACGAAAAGACATTAAAAGAAAAGCTGGGGGAATAAGCATGGCACTTTTGAGCGAAGAAGAAAAAGAACAGCTTAACAGAGTTCTGGCGGAATACCCCAACAGTGAAGACCTGGACTTAACCGCATTTATAGCGGAAGTGATAGGGATAACAGGGGTACACACGGAAGAAGGCTGGTATAACCAGAATATAAACGATACACACATAACATTTTATTTTATGAGTGATGAAGATATAGATTTTAGTGAAGACACAAACGAAAACGAAGAATATTACATACAGGTTGATATATGGAGTAAAGAAGACTGCTTTAAGCTGAAAAAGAAGGTTAAGAAGCTGCTGAAAAAGGCGGGCTTTACCTATTTTACCGGAAACGACCAGTACGAAGTAGAAACAGGAATCTACCATAAAGCAGCGCGCTTTTACTTTTCTATGAATGTGGAAGGAGAAAAATAAAACATGGCAACAGTAAAGGAAAATAAAGAAACCATTACCAGAAGCCGCCTGGTAGGCTTAAAAGACATTTGCGTAGCAGCAGTCACAACGAACGACGAAGACGTATACGCGGCGGACGTACCCGTAAGACTTGCTAAGGCAATCGCAGCAACAGTAAAAGATACCTTTAGCGTCGAGTATACCTACAGCGACGACGAGGTAGAAGACACCGTAGAGACATACGAAAAAACAGAAATCGAATTAGAGGTAAACAGATTAACGCCGGGAGACTATGCGTTACTGTTTGATACTCTTTATAAATACGGCTTCCTGGCAAAAGCGGAAGGGGATAAGGCAAAAGAAGTAGCGTTAGGCTTCCGGGCAAAACAGGGGAACGGCAAGTACGAATTTAGCTGGTACTATTGCGGAAAAGCGGAACACCCGGACGTTACATACGAAACGGTTAAGGACAAAAAGACAGCCCAAACAATTAAGATTACCTTCACTTTCTACGCCAGAAAGAAAGAAGATACTATTGAGGGAGAAAAAAAGAAACTTTACGCCCTTATCGTGGACGAAAGTAACTTACTGGAAGAACACACGACAGCAAAAGAAGCTATCGCTGCATGGTTTAGCGAAGTCCAGGAGTATAAGGAAGTACCAAAAGCAGAAAGCGAAACAGGACACTAATAAAATGCGAGGGTGTCAGAATCTGACACCCTTTACAGAAAGGGCTATATTATGAAAATCAGCTTAAACGGCAAGGAATACGAAAGCGGAAAAATCACAAGAGAAAAATATAGAAAATTTGCGGAAGTATACGAAATCCTGTTAGGAAAAGAGAAGGAAGCGCAGACATTTAGCGACGACGACTTAGATAGCATGATAGAAGCTATTGTACTGGTGTTTGGGAATCAGTTCACTTTTGAGGAAGCAGACGACGGCTTAGACGAAATCAGCAGCATTATTCTTAATTTCTCACTTATCAACGCGGAAATTATGAATAATACCAACATCCAGGCAGAGGAAACCGCAAAGACCTTAAAGACAAATATTATTACCGTAGGCGGTAAAGAGTACGAAAGCGGAAAAATCGGGCGGAAGAAATACCGGGCGTTTAGGGAAGTATACGACGAACTGGTAACACAGGAAAAGCAGACATACACAGACGACGACTTAGACCGCATGGTAAAAGCGATTGTAGAAATCTATGATAATCAGTTTACTTTTGAGGAAGCAAACGCGGAACTTACGGACGTATCACAGATTATTTTTAACTTTGCGCTTATCAATGCGAATATTATTAAGCGTTTGGCAGAACAGGCGAAAGACGCAAAAAAAAATTTGAGTTCACAAGTTTAATTGATACCTGTATCAAATGCGGCGGGAAACTTAAGCATTTCTACAGTATCACGACATACGCTTACAGGCGGTACATACAGCTTATGGAGTTGATAAGCAAAACCGAAGACGAAAACGACTTATTATACCTGTATTCTGCTGTTATCAGAATAGTGTTTAATGACAGGATAGAGGAAGAAGAAATAGAACAACTGGACGTAGCAGAAGTTATTAGTACATTTAAGGCGGTAGCCGAAATCGTGGACGCTTCCGTAAATGAAAAGATACGGAACATAAGCGACCTTTTGAGCGGCAGCCAGCAAGTAGAAGACCAGGGTAGCGCCTTTGATGAATACGACCGGGAAAACGGTTATATCGAGGAACATTCCCAGGAAGAAATATGGGAAACGTACAGAAACGCCCTGGATAATATTTTACAGATATGTATTAAGAATATGCGAAACAGTTATAAGGACTGTTTAGAATCGGACTTAAGCGACCTTTTGGACTACGTTGTATTTCAAGTCGAATATGACAGAGAAACGCAAGCGAAGGAGTAAGTTATATAAATGGCTGGTGCTAGTCTACGAATAGGGGCTAATACAAGCGAGTTTACCAGTCAAATGAAGTCAATGCTTACGCAAATGAAGCTTGTAACCAGCGAATACAAAGTAGAAGCGGCACAGGCGAAGGCGTTAGGCAGCCAGACCGATTTACTTAAGGCTAAGCAGACGGAGTTAACGGCTAAGATAAAGCTACAGACGGACGCTATTAAGCTTCAGCAGTCACATTTAGCAGACCAGAAGCAGAAGCTTACAGAGTTACAGGAAAAAGAGCAGAAGTTAAAAGAGAAGGTAGCGGAACTTACCAAGGCTTACGAAGAAAGCGTTAAGACGACAGGTAAAGACAGCGAAGAAAGTAAAAAATTAAAGGCACAGCTAGAGGAAACAGGAGAGGAACACGCTAAGGCGGAAAAAGCGGTTAAGAAACAGGAAGACGCGATAGCAAAAAATACTATTAAGGTCAATGAATCGCGGGCAGCCTTAGCAGACCAACAAACAGAACTAAAACGAACCGAAGAAGAATTAAACAGCACAGGTAAGAAATGGACGGTTTTCGGACAGGAAATAACAGCAGCCGGAAACAACATGGACGAAACCGGGAAGAAAACGGTAAGCCTGGGCGATATTATAAAAGCTAATTTAATATCCAGCGCTATCATAAATGGCGTTAAAGCCCTGGCTAATGGCTTAAAGACACTTGCAACGGCAGCAGTTGGCGTAGGTTCGGATTTTGAAAGCGGAATGAGCCAGGTAGCGGCTACTATGGGAATCACGACAGAGGAAATAGCAGCCGGAAGCGAAGAATTTGACAAATTGCAGAAAGCGGCGAAGGAAGCGGGAGCAACTACACAGTTTTCTGCAACACAGGCAGCAGAAGCACTTAACTATATGGCGCTTGCCGGATATGACGCGGACAAGTCCATAGAGACGTTACCGACAGTCCTTAACCTTGCAGCAGCCGGGGGAATGGATTTAGCGACAGCTTCCGATATGGTTACGGATAGCATGAGCGCACTAGGGGACGCAGCCGGGACTACGGAAGGCTTCGTTGACAAAATGGCGAAGACTTCGCAGAAAAGTAATACAAGCGTACAGCAGTTAGGCGAAGCGATTCTAACGGTAGGCGGAACTGCTAAGAACCTGGCGGGCGGCGTGGTCGAAATGAATACCGTTTTAGGTATTTTCGCAGATAACGGCGTAAAGGGAGCAGAAGGCGGAACAGCGTTACGAAATGTAATTCTAAGCCTTACAGCGCCTACAGATAAAGCTAAAAAGCAAATGGAAGCGCTGGGCTTACAGGTATTCGACGCAAACGGGAACATGCGCCCGTTAAATGAAACCTTTAACGACCTTAACGGAATCCTGGGAACAATGACCCAGGGAGAACAGACAGAAGTACTTAATAGTATCTTCAATAAAGTAGACCTTAAGAGCGTAAACGCTTTGCTGGCAAACAGCGGCGCGCGCTTCGACGAGTTAAGCGGCTATATTTCAGACTGTGACGGTGCAGCGGCAGATATGGCGGCTACAATGAACGATAATTTACAGGGAAAAGTTACGATACTGAAAAGCGGGCTAGAAGGCTTAGGAATCGCAGCTTATGAGAAATTCAAAACACCACTTACGAACGCGGTAGAAAATATAACGGAAGTTATCGGGCAGCTACAGACCGATTTAACGGACGGCAGCTTAAGCGGAGCATTAGAGAAGATAGCTACAGGTTTCGGAAACATGGTAGAAAAAGCAAGCGAAATAGTGGCGGCTGTTTTGCCTACACTTCTGGAAGGGCTGGGCTGGATTGCAGATAACGGCGAACTGATAGTAAGTATTTTGACTGGAATCGGTGCGGGCTTCGTAGCATTTAAGGTAGCTTCGGTTATAAATGCGGTCGTAGCAGCGCTGACAAGCTTTAAGGCGGCAGCAACAGCAGGGGCGGCGGTACAGTGGTTAGTAAACGCTGCTATGGCTGCTAACCCTATTATGCTGGTTGTAACATTGGTCGCTACGTTGGTGGCAGCTATTGTCGGATTTATCGCGACAAATGAGGACGCGCGGGCGGCGCTTGTAAATGTTTGGGAAGCTATCAAGACAGCTATAGGTACAGCAGTAGAAAAAATTGTAACATTTTTTACAGAGACAATACCAAACGCATTTAACAAAGTTATTAACTTTGTAAAAAGTAACTGGCAAGGGCTTTTGTTGCTTCTTGTAAATCCGTTCGCGGGAGCGTTTAAACTTCTGTACGATAATTGCGAAGGGTTTAGAAACATTATTAACAACCTGGTGGAGCAGATAAAAAGCGCGTTTAATGGCGTGGTTAATTTTTTAAAAGAATTACCTAGCAAAATCTGGAACGCAATTATAAGTACTGTAGACGCTATACGCGAGTGGGCGTTAGGACTTAGAACGGCAGCAGAAGAAGGAATAACCCAGCTTGTAACAAATGTGGTTACGTTCTTTTCAGAACTGCCTAACAAAATCGCTTATGTTATCGGTTTTTGTCTGGGGTATATTATAAAATTCGGAATTGATTTATACACCTGGGCTACGACGAAAATACCGGAATTTGTAAACAGTGTCGTAATATTCATGCAGCAGTTACCGGACAAAATCTGGAACGCTATTATAAGCGCGGTACAGAAGGTAGCGACCTGGGGCGAGAATATGAAGACCCAGGCGGTAACAAAAACGACCCAGCTTATAGCAAATGTGGTTAGCTTCATGCAGCAGCTACCGGGTAAAATCTGGAACGCTATCATAAGTGCGGTACAGCAAGTAACGACCTGGGGCGAACAAATGAGAAGCCGGGCGGTAACAGCAGCAACAAACTTACTGAATCAGACAATTACTACATTGTCGCAAATGCCGGGTAAGGTCTGGAACGCTATTGTAGGCGCTGTACAGCAAGTCGTAAACTGGGGAACACAGTTAGCGGCAAAAGGAACGGAAGCAGCTAAGGGGCTGTATAACGCTGTGGTAAACGGTGTAAGTAGCTTGCCTGGCAAAATGGCGGAGATAGGAAGTAATATTGTTTCGGGAATATGGAACGGAATAAGCAGCGGTTGGGACTGGCTGACCGGAAAGGTTAAGAGCCTGGCAAAAAGCTTATTAGACGGAGCAAAGGACGCTTTAGGTATTCATTCGCCGTCAAGACTGTTTAGGGATTTAGTAGGTAAGATGATACCGCAAGGTATCGGGGTAGGTATTACGGCAGAAATGCCAACGCTACAGAGTGACTTGAAAGAAGAATTACAGGGCATGACAACAAAGGTAGCGGCAGAGGTTAACCCGGTAACGGCGGTAAAGAATACGGCTAAAATTTCTACTATCGGCGGAGAGGTAAGCACAAAGCAAATTGCAAAGGATAGGGATATTACAGTTATTGTATATACCACAAATACAACGACCTTAGACAAAAAAGTAATTGCTAAGGAAGTGAAGAAAGAAGTAGTTAAGGGAATCACAAAAGACCAGAACGATAAGGATAAGACGAAAGGGGCGGCATAATGCGGGCAACATTCCACATTTTCTATAATGGCGAATCATGCAAGGACGTAGGGTTAAGCGTAATAAGCCGCCCTACTATCCCTGTACCGGAACGGGAGTACGACACTATTAAGGTGGAAGGACGCGACGGGGAGTTACACAGGGATAAGAAGACGTACAAAGATATAGAAATACCGATAAGCTTTAACTTTGTATCGAAGACACCGGACGTATGGGCGCAGGACTTACGAAAAGTAAAAAAGTGGCTGTACAGCGGGAAAGATAACAGGCTGATACTTAGCGACGACCCGGAGTATTACTATAAAGTCAAAAAGGCGGTAATGAGTGATACGGAAAGAACGGCGAAGCGCAAGGGGAAATTTGAAATTGTTTTCACTTGTGAAAGTTATATGTATCGGGTAGACGGACAGGACGAAAAAGAAATAGGGGAATACCTGTATAACCCCTACATGAAATCACAGCCAGTATATAAGATATACGGCAATGGAGAAATAACCTTAGAAGTAAACGGAAACCAGGTAACGGCAGAAGTGACAGAGCAGCTAAACATAGATACGAAGTTAGAAATATGCTACAACGCAGCGAATGAGATTAGCAACGCGGCACTTACCGGGAAGTACGAAGGGCTTTACTTACAGGAAGGGGATAATAATTTTAAATACACAGAGGGCTTTAAGGTGGTGTTAGTCCCTAACTGGCGGGAATTATGATAGAGGTATATAGAAGTACTAATACAAATTACCAGAAGAACGGAGATATAACGCTTACGCCCTTAGAATGTATCTTTGAATGGGGGTTAGACGGAATCTGCCAGATAGAACTAACCCACGAATACGACGACCTGGGGCGCTGGGAATACCTGGTTAATGATAATGTTATAGCAGCACCTACGCCATATTCAGATAAACAGCTATTCAGAATCTACAAAAGAGAAAAGAGCGACGACGAAGTAACAGTATACGCAAGGCATATATACTACGACAACTTAGGAAACTACCTGGTTGATGTACGCCCAACAAACAAAAACGGACAACAGGCGCTTGATATTATATTTAGCGGGACGAAGTTTACACCCCACAGTGATATAACGACAGCGAATACGGCTTATTATGTACGGAAGAACATAGTAGAAGCAATAGCGGGCGACGACGAAAACAGCTTTATAAACCGCTGGGGCGGGGAACGGCTGTACGATAATTACGACGTATATATTATGCGACAGATTGGAAGCGACAAAGGCGTAAGAGCAGAGTTCGGGCATAATCTGGAAGCGATAGAAGAAAGCGTAAGCGACGAAGACGTAGTAACAAGAATTATTCCAGTGGCTTATAACGGGTATGTCCTGGAAGGGGCGAAACCGTGGGTAGACAGCCCCAAAATAGGAAGCTATGCAGAGGTAAAAGGCGCCGTAATAAACTTTGACGATATTAAGCTACAGGAAGATTGTAGCGAAGGGGAAACGGGCTACGCTAATTTAAAAGCATTAAGGGCAGCGCTTGTAAAAGCCTGTAACGAGGAATATAAAAAAGGAATCGACGACCCTACGGTTAATTACACAGTTAATATGGTGGAATTGGCAAATACGGTAGAGTATGCGGAGTATAAGCAACTGGAAAGCGTAGAAGTAGGCGATACGATAACCTGTAGACACAAAGGAATAAAGATAGAGGTAAAAGCGCGCTGTATCCGTATCAAATGGAATTGTATAACAAAAGAAAACGAGGAAGTAGAGTTAGGGAACTTCTTAGAAAACTATTTTGATAAGACAAGTAGCAGCATACAGCGGGCGACGGCTTCTATAGAAGGGGCAAATAGCCAGGCTTTAGCAGCGAAGGAAGTAGCGGAAAAGGCGGCGAAAGAAGCAACCAGCGCCAAGACGGCAGCGGAAACAGCCCAGGGAAAAGCAGAAACGGCAGCCGGGACAGCCAGTACGAAGGCACAGGAAGCCCAGGCAGCGGCGGAAGCGGCAAGTAACCAGGTATCTTTAGCGGCAGCCCAGGCGACAGCGGCTAAGGAATACGCGGCGGCAGCAGAAGCGGCAAAGACCGGAAGCGAAAAGGAAAAGACAGCAGCCGGAGAATATGCAGCCCAGGCGGAAAGTAAGGCGAAGGAAGCCCAGGGAGCAGCCGGAGTAGCAACAACACAGGCAACGGCAGCGGGAGAACATGCAGACGCGGCAGCTAAAGAAGCCCAGGCAGCAGCCAACGCCCAGGCGGCAGCAGAAACAGCCCAGGGGAAAGCAGAAACAGCAGCGGGGACAGCCAGCCAGGAAGCCCAGGTAGCTACCGCAGCAAAGACAGCAGCCGCCACAGCCCAGGGAAAGGCAGAGACGGCAGCCAGTACGGCAACAAAACAGGCACAGGCAGCAGCCAGCGCAAAGACGGCAGCAGAAAGCGCCCGGGGAAAAGCGGAAGCGGCAGCGGGTACAGCAGTCCAGGAAGCCCAGGCAGCCACCACAGCCAGAACGGCGGCAGAAACAGCCCAGGGAAAAGCCGAGACAGCCAGGGGAGCGGCAGAGAACGCTAAGGCAGCAGCCACCACAGCCCAAGGAAAAGCAGAGACGGCAGCCGGGACGGCGGCAAAACAGGCACAGGCAGCAGCCAGCGCCAGGGGAGCGGCGGAAACAGCCCAGGGAAAAGCAGAGACGGCAGCCGGGACAGCCAGTACGAAGGCACAGGAAGCCAAGACAGCGGCGGAAACGGCAGCAGCCGGGGGCGAAAATGCACAACACTATTACGAATTAACTAAGGAACTATACGACAATGCAAGCATACAGGCGGGACAAAGTAGCGAAGCCTGGTTAGACTTGTCTTATGTAAATAATTGCTATTTGAGCGAGTAAGGACGGTGCAAAGTGGTAGTAGGAAGGCTAGTATTTGACTTCGCCCGTCACAGCGTAGAAAAGACTATAAGGGTTAAACAGTTTGATAGTGAAACGCGAAACCTGTTAGTAGTGCTGCTGAATGACGGCGAACCTTACGAAATGCCGGAAGGGGCAATAGTAAGGATTGAGTGTAGGAAGTCCGACGGGGAAGAAATCTTAAACGATTGTACTTACGTCGAAAATCTGATAACAGCAGAGATTACCGAACAAATGACAGCCGCCGCCGGATATGCAGAGTGCGCTATAAGCGTCTACGAAAAGGAAAGCTATATAGCTTCCTGGACTTTTAATATAAAGGTAGATACGGCGGTAATCGTAGGCGATAAGATAGCAAGTACGATAGAGTACAAGGCAATCATAAACGCATTACAAGAAGTGGAAAAATCAAAAGATACCGTAGAAGAAGCGACTATTTTAGCTGCTACAGCTATGAAAACGGCAAACGATACTATAGGAATCGCGAACCAGGTTAAGGAAGAAGCGACGGCAGCGGCAGCAGCCAGCCAGGAAGCCGTAAAGGTAGCGACGGCAGCAGCAGAACAGGCGCAGAATTACAAAGGACTAATAGAGGACATTTATAACAATATTGATAAGCTTAACGATTTTGCGGAAGAAGCGTGGTTAGATAAATCATACTTAGGAAGTGGGTACTTAAGCGAAACAACGGAATAAGGAAGGCGGGAGATTATGCGGAATATGCCTAAAGTAATCGGAACAGGGAAAGACATTTATAACCTGTTAGGAATGGTACAGGCTGGCACACTGGAAGCAGCAGAGTTAAGGGAAGTGATTAACGGAATCGAAGAAGAAAAGTATATCTTTGTTCCGGTAGTCGAAATTTCAGAGGACAAAAGATACATTACTACTAACTATCTGGCAGAAGCGGAAAAGGGCGCTAAGGTATTGTGTGAAGGCAAGGAATACACAATTAAAAGCGTAGAGCATGTAGCGGTTGAGCAGCAGAGCAAGGGAGAAGACACGGGAGAAGCAAAAGAGGAAAAGAAGACGGTAATAGGAGTTAACGCCGACCTGGAAACAACAGCAGAAAAAGTAGGGGTAGAAAGCCCGGTAAATATCTTAGACACTTTGGGAATTACCCAGGGAGAATTAGACAGTATCAAAGGAGTGTTAGCAAGATATGAGTAGATTTTTAAGTAATGATTTTATTAACAAAGACCCGCGGGCAAAACTTACGGTTGCGAAAATGGCAAATATTGGCGACCTGGTAACACCTTCGGCGGAATATTTAACCGCTTCCGGGCTTACGTCACTTACGGTAACGGCTGGGTGTGTGGTTACGGTCGGAAGTACAGGAGTATTCAAAACGGACGCTACAGTACTTAGTACCGGAAACCTGGACGCTGGTAGTGCGTTTGTGGTGGGAAAAGATTACTATGTTTATATTTGTGACCCTGGCAGCGAAGACCTGGACGAAGTATACAAAATCAGCCTTAACAGTACATACCCGGACGGCTACAATGCAGAGACAAGCCGTAAAATCGGCGGCTTCCATTATGGAAGGGTAAGACAGGTAAGCAGTAAGCTTATTCCTATCAATACTGCCGGAGCGGAGAAAGGCAGCGGCTGGGAATCTAATGTAGCGTCCGGTATCGTTCCGCGTTCCGTATGGACGTTGAAGCACCGCCCGAAATGCAGCCCGGAAGGCATGGTATACGCTGGCGGCGGCTTGTGGGTGGATATTTACTTAGCGTCCAGCAATGGAGTAGGCGGCGTGAAATCAGCGTACAATGCAACACCGCTTACAGGAACGGAAGGACATAACAGCTATGACTTTATCGACCTGGGCTTAAAATCCGGTAAGCGCTTGTTATCTTATTCGGAATGGCAGCAAGCAGCATACGGCAGCCCACAGGGAGCAGACGGCAATAATACGAACGCCTGGGCGGCTACAACGAATACCGCCAGAACTACGACAGGTAAAGTAGTTAATGCTGTATCTGCTATCGGTTGCGTAGATTGCGTAGGTAATGTGTGGGAATGGCTGGACGAATTAAGCTACAGATACGACGGTACACAGTCCTGGGGCTGGAAGGACGTATTAGGCGCTGGAAACGGACAGGCATATACAGAAGGAACTTACGGACTTGTTCGCCTTATCGCGGGCGGCGGGTGGAGCCTCGGCGTTTACGCTGGCTGCCGCGCTGTCGGCTGTAACTACTGCCCTTGGTCTGTTGACGCGGCTATTGGCGCGCGCTTCGGCTGTGACAGTCTGTAATCTGTTTTGTGCGGGCGGAAGCCCGCACACGCGGTAAAAATTTAAGGTAAATTTCCAGGATATAGGAAACAATGAGGAACGGCGACACAAAACAAAATAGCTGTGATATAATCGCGAATCAGAGAAAGGGCGATTATATGAAAAGCAATTTAGAGATACAAGAAAAGCTGTATGATTTTATAAAGTACATATACCCGGTGCTAAGACAATATCCGAAAAGTGAAAAGTTTTCGCTACAGAAAGATACTAAAAATTGTATCATGGATATTTTACGGTACATCATTAGAGCCGGGAAAAGCACGACGAAGAAAAAGCTTTTATACGACGCGGACGTAGAATTAGTGATTTTACGGTATTATATCAGAATTGCTTACGACCAGGAGTACATAAGCGGGCATACATACGGAGTAGCCGCGAAAAAGCTAACAGAAATAGGAAAAATGTTAGGCGGCTTCATTAAATCAGTACAAAGTTAAGAATATGGGCTATACGTTGCTTCGCCTTATCGCGGGCGGCAGGTGGAACAACGGCGTTAACGCTGGCTGCCGCGCTGTCAACTGTAACAACTACCCTTGGAATGTTAACGCGGATATTGGCGCGCGCTTCGGCTGTGACTTATGGACTTTTCAGACTTAGCAAGCTACGGCTTACTAGCGAAGACTATTTTACATATAGTCAGAACGTATAGCCCGTCCTGGGACTACCAGGCAAACATAAAAAAGGACGCTTCCGGTTAGTAGCGAAGGCGAAGGGCGGAAGCGGAAACGGCAGAAGATGAAAAGAAGTAATATAGGAATAAAGGATATAGCGACCTTTGAAAATGCGGAAGACGCATACAGGAAGGCGCGAAAGTGCAAAAGATACCGGGAAGAAGTGTTAAGGTTCACGGATAACCTGGAAGAAGAATTATACGACCTGGTGGCAGACCTGGAAGCCGGAACATACCGACAAGGGGAAGCCCGGCGCTTTGTAGTGTATGAACCGAAGAAGCGGGACATATACGCGCTGCCATTTAGGGACAGAGTAGCGCAGCACATGATAAACAATAAAATAGAACCGATTGTAGAAAGACGGTTTTACTATCATAGCTACGCCTGTAGAACAGATAAGGGTATGCACAAAGCGGCAGATTACGCCCAGGAGTGTATAAGAAACCTATCTTTTGAAGGGGAACAGGTTTATATATTAAAAGCGGATATACACAAGTATTTCAACAGTGTAGACCACGAAGTACTAAAGCAAATATTAGGCGGGATTTTCAAAGATAAAGACCTATTAAAGCTGCTTTACTATATTATCGACAGCTACGGGGAAGACGGGCGAGGGCTTCCGGTGGGAAACCTATTAAGCCAGCTTTTCGCAAACCTGGTATTAAATGAATTAGATAACTTCGTAAAGCACGAATTGAAGGAAGATAAGTATAAACGCTACATGGATGATTTTGCAATAGCACACAATAGCCGGGAACACCTGGTGGAAGTGTTACAAAAGATAGACGCATTTTTAGGCGAGCGGCTTAAGCTTACCTTAAATCCGAAAACGCAGATAATCAACGCTAAGAACGGCTTTGATTTTTGCGGGTATCGTATTTACAAAGATTACCGGAAGATAAGGAAGCGTAGCCCTAAACATATTAGGGCAACTATCAAAGCCTACAGAAGCGGAAAAATAACAAAAGAAAAATTGCTTATGAAATATGCAAGCTGGGAAGGACACGCGAAACACGCGGACACTTACAGGCTACGCATGAAGATTAAAGGGCAAATAGAAGCAGAAATTAAGAAAAAGGAGTTAATAGGCAATGGCAGTATTACGCCGGATAATTAACAGAATCAGAAGCCAGAGGGAAGAAGGCGAAGTACAGGCTACGAACGTAGCACGTTACGACCTGGACGTAGTAGAGGTACAGAGCAGCATAATAGCAGACCTGGCAGAAGTAAATAGGCTGCTGCTGGAAGAATTAGAGAACTATAGGAGCATGGAAGACGAAGACAAGCAGTTACTAATGATGATAGAAGACATAAAAGAAGGTCGCGAAGACCTGGAACGGATGTTAGAGCCGTAGGAAGGAGTTAGTAAGGCTTGAGTAGTGAATTTTGGATAGGTTTACTTATTCAGTTAGTTGTGTACGGGGTGTCTATCGGCGCGATATACGGGACGATTAAGACCAGACTTAATTATATCGAAGCAAAATTAGACAAACACAACAACGTAGTAGAAAGGGTGTACAAATTAGAAAAAGACCAGGCGGTACTTGATGAAAAACAGGAAGTAGCAAACCATAGAATTAAAGACCTGGAAGGCTTAAGCGCACAGTGAGAGCAAAGAAGCGGGAATTTAAGAAAAAGGTAGTTTTAAGCACTGGTTCAATATTTGTATGCACTTGCATAGTAGCCCTTATATTTTCATGGAACGAAAAGCCTACAGAAGTATTTACTTACATAATTCCGACAGCCGGGGGCGTGTTCGGCGCTGCTGTAATATGGTATTTGAAAGCGGTACAGCTTGAAAATGGCATTAAGATACAGCTAGGCATGATAAAAAAGCTTATCGACATGGGAGAAGAAAACCCGGCGGAAGAAATCAAAGAAAGAACCATACAAAAGATGAAAGATAAAACAGAAGCACTTATAGACGAAGCGTTAGAACCAACGGAAATACAAAACTTTTAGAGGTGCGAAGTATGGAAACTTTGAAAATGATTCTTGAAAACTGGGTAATTTTTGTAATTATGCTTGCATTGCTGGGACTTACTGTATATGCAGTATTACGCTTTTTGAAGCTTACGCCGCAGCAGCAGTTAGATAAAATAAGAATCGCGCTGCTGTATATGGTTACGGAAGCGGAAAAGGAATTAAAGCGGAAGACCGGACAGGTAAAAAGGGCTATGGTATGGGACTGGCTTACAGAAAGATTCCCGGTTATCACATTATTTTTAACAGAAGAAAAATACGACGAACTGTTAGAGGAAGCGTTAGTAAAGTTTAAGAAAATGCTGGAAGACAACAGCAGCTTATACGACTATGTGTATAATACGGTTACGGTTTCGGATGAAGATACAGAAGACGACATTTTAAGAAAAATCACAGAGGGAGCATAAGAAACATGAAGATTTTACTTATTAGCGGACACGGAGCGGGCGACCCTGGCGCTGTATCACAGTTCGGAAAAGAAGCAGACGAGACTATTTACATGGTCGAGGAAATTAAGAAGACTTTGAGCGCATACGCCCAGGTGGATTTATACCCGACGGAAAGAAACGCATACAAAGACGCAAAAGCCGGAAAACTGGCGGTTAACTTCGGAAACTATGGTTATGTACTGGAAGTCCATTTTAATTCCGGGGCAGCAGACCTTAAAGGAAACGGACGGACGACAGGTACGGAAATCTACGTTACTACAGCGGAAAAGACCGTAGGGGTAGAAACGAAGATTGTACAGAGTATCGCAGCCCTGGGCTTTAAGAACCGCGGAGTTAAGAGAACGAATTTTACAGTAATCTACAGAGCGAAGGCGGCGGGCGTATCTTCCGCGCTGCTGGAAGTGTGCTTTATCGACGATAAGGACGATATGAGCGCATACGCAGCTAAAAAGACACAGATTGCAGCAGCCGTAGCTAATGCAATCGCTGTACAGTTCGGGTTAAAGAAAGGCAGCCAGGAAGCGGGAAGCAGCCCGGCAACAGCCCCGGCAACACAGGAAATTAAAGCCGGAAGCATTGTTACGATTAAGAGCGGTGCGGTATATGGCGGCTTGTCTTCGACCAGAGGAAAAGCAGTCCCGGCGGCACAGTTAGGCGGCAAAAGACACACGGTAGACAAGGTACAGACAAATAAAGGAGTACAGGAAGCAAAGCTTAAGGGAATCAACAGTTGGGTAGCTGTAGCAAGCTTGACGGCTGTATAAGGGGGCTTCGATATGAATACAGAACAGAAAAACTTTATTAAAACAGTGGGCGCGCTTGCGTCCGCTGATATGAAGAAAAGCGGAGTGCTGGCAAGTTTGACAATCGCCCAGGCTATCACGGAAACGGGCTGGGGAACGTCCGGGCTTGCCGCAGAGGGTAAAGCCCTTTTCGGAATTAAGGCTACAAAGTCCTGGAAGGGTAAAGTATATTGCAAAGATACAAAAGAGTGCTACGACGGGGTAAATCTGGTAGCCGTGAAAAGCGAAGCTTTCCGCGCTTATGATAGCTGGGAAGAATCCGTTACAGACCATAGCGCATTTTTGAAGGCAAATAAGCGCTATAAAGAAGTAATCGGAGAAACAGACTATAAGAAGGCTTGCAACGCTATTAAGGCTGCTGGATATGCGACAGACCCGGAATATGCAAACAAACTTATTGAGATTATCGAGCAGTATAAGCTTACAGAGTTTGACGGCAAGACAGAGAGCCAGGAGAACCAAGGAGCGGGAGCAGCCGGGGCGGATGCCGAAAAGTACTACAGGGTACAGGCTGGGGCTTACAGAAGAAAAGAAGGCGCTAACCTTATGGCGGAGCAGATTAAGAAGACCGGACATACGGACGTATTCGTAAGGCTGCTTAATGGGCTTTACAAAGTACAGGTAGGCGCTTATACTAAAAAGGAAAACGCGGAAGCCACGGTAAAGAGACTAAAGGCGGCTGGTATCGTCTGCTTCATTACACACGATTAAGCGGCACAAATAAGTAGAAAGTGTCAATAGTAACAGACTGGTAACTAACAAAACGACTTAGAAAGCCAGTAAAATAAGGGGCTACAGTTTCCGTAGAGGAAGCTGCTAAGGCTGGTAAGTTCTAAGAAAACCGCATAAATACTGACTTTTTGAGGGCTTGGTTCGTTTTGACAAGCCCTCAATTTTTGTATATAATACACACGTAATACACAGGTAATACACAATGCGTAATACACAAATAATACACAAATGGACAGTAGTTTTCATTTGAAAAGCGGAAGGATGGATTACGATGAAATTACCTAATGGATACGGCAGTGTGCACAAATTGAAAGGAAAAAGGCGAAAACCATGGAGGGCTAGAATTACAGACGGATTTGTTTATGATCTGGTGGAAGATAAACAAGTTCAAAAGTATAAGACGCTTGGATATTATGAAACAAAACAAAAAGCGTTACAGGCGCTTGCTGCATATAATGAGAACCCATATGATTTAGATGCTGACAAGATTACGTTTGCTGAATGTTACGAAAAATGGACGGAAGAATATTTTAAAAAAATCACTCCAGCTGCTATTAGAACGGTAAAAGCGGCATATAAGTATTGTTCTTCTTTGTATAATATGAGAATGAAGGATATTCGGGTATATCATTTGTCTGGTTGTATGGATGATGGATATATTATTCAAGATAAGGGAAAAGATAAAGGAAAGAAGAGAATGGCTTCAGCCGGAACGAAATCCAGAATGAAATCTATGTTCAATCTGATGTTTGATTATGCAATGGCGCATGAGGTGGTTTTTACAAACTATGCGAGAAATTATAAGATTGATGCTGAAATACTAGAGGAAAAAGAAAAGAATAAAAGACTTAAAATACCGTTTTCAAATGAAGAAATTGATATTTTATGGGATAATATTGAATTTGGATTTACGGATATGGTATTGATTCAGATATATTCAGGGTGGAGACCGCAAGAATTAGCAATATTACAAGTAGCAGATATTGATCTTGAAAAAGGAATTATGTCTGGTGGTTTAAAATCAGATGCAGGAAGAAATAGAATTGTTCCAATACATCCGCTAATAGAACCACTTATTAGAAAAAGGTATGATGAAGCAATGAAACTTCATTCTGAATATTTGTTCAATGATGAAACAAGTCAAACTGGAATGGAAATGACCTATGATAAATATAGGGGTAGATTTAATAAAGTAATGGAAAGAAATAAAATGACACATACCCCGCACGAATGTCGTCATACATTTATTACGATTGGAAAGTCTAATAAAATGGATCAGTACATTCTGAAATTGATTGTGGGACATGAAATAGATGATGTTACAGAAAAATTCTATACACATAGAACAATAGAACAATTAAGGAATGAAATGAATGCTTGTATCACAAAGCATATTAGTATGAAAAATAAAGATCTTTTTATCGATGATATGTATGATTAATAATAGATAGTATATAAAGAAGATGGAACCAATGTGTTTGCCATCTTCTTTTTTTGTTGCCATAAATTGTTATATATGATGTATCTTGATTAAAAGAATACAGGTGTGAAAAGTGAATGTATCTACATCTTGTAGTTAAGTTGACGCAAAATACAAAGTGACGTATATATAGCACTAAGGAATCAGAGAAATCTGATCCGATAAAAATGAACGAAAGATGCCATATTGCTACAATCCAGAAAAATTAATTTCTTGAAAATAACGAAGTAATCTATTGACAAGACACAACCCAAATTAGGTAGAATAGATTCAAGGATAAGGATTGATAAATTTTCTTGGTAAAAATACAGGGAAATGAATCAGTCCTTTTTTTTGTTGGATTTTTTTCGGGAAGAGGGCAAAAAAGCAGAGGTGAAGGAGGTAAAACATGAGAAAAAAAGAAATCAAATGTCCTTATTGTGGCAGTAAAGCAAAATTAGTTCATTTTTATGATATCTATGGGAAGGACGCAACTCATCCGGAAAGGTATGCGTGGGCATGCGCAAGATTTCCACAGTGCGATTCTTATGTAAGCACAATCAAAGGTAGCACGAAACCAGCGGGAACACTTGCCGATGCACAACTACGACATGAGCGGATTGAAGCTCACAGGGTTATCAAAAAAGTGGTGGAGAGCGGTATGGATCAGCATAGCGTCTATCGTTACCTGGAAGACCGGATGGGTCTGCAGAGAGACCAGTTACACATTGCAAGCTCAGGGATTTATTATTGCCGACTGGTACAACAGATTCTGAAATCTTTGTTAGAAAGGAGATGCGGAACATGTTAGGTAAGAATGCAGAAAAAGAATTATTGGCAAACATGGAAGAAATCCGATATATGACCAGAAGTATTGTTCGTAAAAGTGCAATATTTGCGAAATATATGGATATAGAAGATTTTTATCAGGAGGCGTATATTGAATACTTACAGTCTGTAGATTCGTATGATCACACAAAAGGAAAAAGTCTCCATAATTACGCTTATAGCAGAATCAGGCATCGTTTGATGAGTATTTTTCGGAAAAACCGGAATATATACCAGGAATATGGAAGCAATAAATTAGAGGAACAGTTGTCATGTAGACAGGATGTAGAAAGTGAATTACGTGCAGCGGAGTTTGCGGTGGACTATCTGGAAGTAGAAAAGGAGATGATGAAGGTATATATGGATGCTCCAAAAACGATACAGTATGGAATCCTTGCAATCTGTAATGAGGTGCGAGGGATTTCAAAAGCAGAAACAGCGAAAAAACTTGGCATAACTACCAGCTATATTACAGTAAGTATGCGGCGTGCAGCAGACAAACTGAAGTTACCGGTGATGTTTGCCTGGTATGGTTATCATAATCTCAAATGACTAGAAATGATTTTATGATTTAGTATGAAAAGGAGTAAAAATGGCGAATCCGTATAGAAAAGTAATGTACCGATTAAAAGAAAAATGGTCTATTCGGGAAATCGCGGAATTATATGTTGACCGGAATTTCAGTATGGATCTGGTCTCACATATTACGGGAATCCCGTTAGCACCATTGAGCCATATCTTATGGGATTATCATCTGCCAGAAGTGAAAAGCAAATATTATACAGAAAACTTTTTAGGCGAGATTTCCAAACTTACAAAACAAATGCATGCAGAATTTTTCCGGGAAGAGCGGATCTTTACACGACAGTATGAGAATGACAGACGAAAGATGGAGACAGATTTTTTAGCAGAGATTTCGTAACAAAAGAATCATAACTCTATTCGTTTCGCAAGGAAGGAAGGGAGAAAAATGGCAGGGAATAAAAAAGTGAACTCTATTTTTCAACATAAGAGAGAAATACGTGACTATGCACTATGGACTCTTTCGGTGCCGGATATTAGTCCGAAAGAAGATACCTATCTGTTGGTTTCGGAAGCCCAGGCGGGAAATGTAGATGCCAGAAATATTTTATACCTGGCTTATATGAAGTATGTATTCTACATTGTTTCGCATTATTACAGTTTCAAGGATTATATGGAAGGGGAAATTGAAGATTGCGTGCAGGAAGGAATGCTTGGATTGTATGAGGCAATCATGCGATTCGATGTCACCAAAAATGCGAGTTTTACGACTTACTTAACCATCTGGGTGAGAAAATATGTTTCCAGATATCTATCGGAAGATGGAACGATCAAACGATCTTCCAGGATCGTGAAAAAAACCCAACAGTTGCAGAGTGCCTGCATGGACTATGAGCTGCTTCATGGAAGGCGACCTACGATCGCGGAACTTGCGGAAATAATCGGGGAAAGCGAAAATGTAACCAGAAACCTGCTGGAAGCATTGCAAAGAGCAAGAATCAAATCTCTGGATCATCCACGAAATGACGATGAAAAGTGGACAGAACAGTTAAAATACGATTATGATCTGGAATCTGAAGTGTGTCAGGAAGTGATGGATCGTGAATTTGAAAATATGGTCATTGAGGTGCTTCAGAATGAGACCGACCGGCAGATCATCGATTATGTTTTTGAGTATGCTGACAATGACATGACACGCTCGGAGATCGCGGAAAGCGTAGGAGTATCCAAGCAGTATATCTGCAAGCGAATCATCGCAATCAAAGAGCTTTTGAGAAAAAAACATATCATCTAACGGAATGGAACATCCTCCGGCATTTTGCCAGGGGATGTTTTAAGTTTCCGAAAAAGAAGAACTGACGTATTTCTATTAATAGAGGTCATCTATTCTGTATATACAGAACGTCTAAAAAATAGCGAGAACTATTTCTTATCATGTGGAGCGTTGTCTGCGCTCGGAATCCAATTACAATCGGGAGCAATCCTGTTTATTTGATAAATGAAACTAACATAGAGAAAGGAGGGGATGCCATGGATTATGCGGTTTTTCAGGACTGTGTTAAGAGTATGGATCTGCGGCAGCGGTTCCAGAAATTGCAGGATGAGATTTATATCCTGAACAAAAACCGGGAGCTAGTTCCAAATCTTGAATGGGATCAAAGGTACGCCAGGGCATATGCACAGTTATGGCAGCAGATCCGGCAGCGGATTAAGGTCATACAAAAACGGATGCTTTCCGAATATCACCTGCCTAAGTTGAAAGATGAGCAGAAGTATCAGTGGTATATGGGGCAATTTTTAAGCCTGACCACACAGGAAGAGGAAAAAATCTGCCAGATGATCTACCGGAAGGAACATTTTAGACGGATCGAACTGGAATTTTTTTTATGGAGAGAGACCATCGACCGTCTGGTCGGAGAATATAACGTGCAGAAGGCAGAGGAAGGATTAGAACATGAAAGCATTACAAACACATGCACAGATGCTGGAGCCAAGCCTGGGCTTTTTTGAAAATGAATGGTCTGTATTGCTGCAGTTTTTACTGGGACAGGGATATAAACTTTCGATACGGGTTAATGGATTTTTTGTGATCCGTCCGGGAGAAGATGCCTGTTTTTCACGCTGTCTGAATCTTTTGGAGATTGTGAATGAAGCGTTGGCATGTAATGCCCGGTGTCAGCAGTCATCCTGTCAGAAGTTTTATGCGAAGCAGGGGGATCGGAAGGCTGTATGGAAGCAGATCCACAGTGGCATTGAGCGGGAACGGATGTTCCTGAAATTGCAGTGGCATCTGTCGAGGCAGGAGGGAGTGCTGGCTAAACAATGGAAACGGATGTGTTAAAAATGGAAAGCTTCTGGCAGAAACATAAAAAATATGCAGCAGAAGTGTATGAAATCGGAACCAACGTAACCGGAAAACAGCATGGATATGGAAAATACCGGCAGGGAAAAGCCGAACTGATCTGTGAACTGTTTGAGATACCGATGGAGCCGTTTTTACAATTTTCAATGGAAAGGGGAAAAGAAGATGGTTGATATTCTAAAAGGAATGGATGTCTCACTGTGTGTATTCATGGCAGGGATCGTGGCATTTATTATCGCGGCGATTTTGTATCTGTTTTTGTGGGAAACCTGGTCGAAAGCTTATGAGGAAGATCTGGAAGAGGAAACCATAGAGTATTACATGATCTATACGGTTTGGAGTAAACCGGAATCCTATGGGAGCAGGGTGATCCTGGCAACGGCAGATGAAGCGGAAGCAAGATTCCGGTTCCATCTGATCCGGACGGTGTCGGAAATATATTTTTCCGGAGCAGCAATTGCGGAACATAGAGACGGAATCCGTATCTCCAAAGGAGACGCAAAACTGTATTATGTGATGAAAACGGTGCAGGTAGAAAATCTATAAAAGAAGAAAGAGAGGACAGAAAAAATGGAACAGTTACAAATTGTAGCGAAGATCACCCCCGGCGCAATCCAGACCAATTTCGACGAGACGAAACAATGGCTTGCCCAAAAACTACAGAAGTATAATCTGAACAATTATACTGGTGATGACGCCATAAAACAGATGAAAGAGGGGCGGGTTACGTTAAACAAACTGAGTGATGCCCTGAAAGAGAGAAAACGAGTGGTCAAGGAGCAGTTTCTGGAACCATACACTGCATTTGAAAGTGCTGCAGATGAGCTGTTGGCAATGATCCAGGAGTCCTGCGATACGCTGGATGGGAAAATCAAGGAATATGTGCGTATCGAAAAGCAGGAACGAGAGGCAGAGATCACGAAATATTACCGGGAGGCAGTGGCAGAAGCAGGGATCACCTATGATCTGTGGACACAGATCTATGACGGGAAATGGCTGAACAAAAGCTGCAGTAAAAAAAACTGGAAGATGGCAATCACAGAAGCAATCCAGTCTTACCAGAAAAATATAATGCTCTTAGGGCAGCTTGCGGGTGAAGATGATTTTGAAGCAGCACGAAAGCTGTATGAAGTGGACTTAAACCTGCAGGATGCGATTACCTATATAACTAAGAAAAAGGCAGAAGCGGAAGCACTTGAGCGGGAGCGGATACGCATTGCTGCAGAAGAAGCAGCAAAAGCACAGGCACGCGTGGAAGCAGAAACCCGGCAGGTAATGCAACAGGCAGAATCTTATGCCAGAGAGCGGGAAGCGGCTGTACGGAAAGAAGAACAGGAAGCGGCACAGAAGCAGATGCAGCAAAAGCAACAGGAGCTGGAGAAACAGAACTATCTTCGTATGCAGAAGCAGATGCAAAGGCAGACACAGACCATGCCGGTACAAAGAGCCGGGATGAGTTACCAGACCGGTATTCCGACAGGTCAAAGCACAATGTCAGGAGGGCGGGCAGCCGCCACATCCGGACAGGGAATGTCGCGACCGGCATATGGTATCCGGCAGGGGATGCAACGGCAGCAACCGGTACAGCGGGGAAATGCACCGATCCAACGGTCAGTGCAGCAACCCATTTTGCAGACACAGGCGGCAGAACTGTGTACGTTTACGGTACATAGGGTACACCAGGAAGAAGTCTGCCAGTTTTTGACACAACGTGGTATCGGGTATCACATTCACTAAGATGCAGAAAGGACATGACATGAGTTTTAATATCAGCGAGGTTGCAGACTACCTTGGAATTGAAAAATTACAGGATACAGGTGGGGATTCCATTTCCATCTGCTGTCCGTATTGTGGCGACCGGCGAGGAAAAAATACAATATGTATCAGAAAGGATGGAAAGGAAAAAAATGTATTCCAGTGTTTCTCATGCGGCAGGCATGGAAATATGCTGGATTTGTATCTGGATCAGAAAGCCGGATATGTCGGAGCCGATCGTTATAAACGTGCATATGCAGATCTGAGGGATGCGCTTGAAAAAGGGCACAGGGATCACACCCCAAAAAAACGGGTGGAAGAAACAGACAGAAAAACAGAAAAGACCAAAGCTCCGGTGAACGTGTTAGACCATACCTACCGGAGCTTGTTACGTCATCTGACGTTGCAGACGATAGACCGATTGGACCTGCAACGCCGGATGCTTACTGATGCAGAGATAGAGGCGGGATTGTTTCGGTCTGTGCCATCTGATCCGGTGGGCATCTGCCGGATTTTAAAGAGGGAAGGTTGTATGCTGGAAAACGTACCAGGTTTTTATAAAAATGCAGCAGGTAACTGGCAGTTAAATGTATGGGCAGAAGGCTACTTTTGTCCGGTGCTGCAGGATGGATATTTGGTCGGGATGCAGATCCGGCTGCGTAACCCGAAAAAGCAGAAGTATATCTGGTTATCCAGTTCCGGCAAAAGGGCAGGAATTTCGTCCGGAGCCCCGGTCTGCTTTTATGGCGATCCGGATGCAGAGTCTGTCATCATCACAGAGGGTATTTTAAAAGCATATGTAACGTACTGTCTGCTTTCGGATATCGGTGTCAGTGTGATCGGAGTGCCGGGGGTGAATGTCCTTGGCGGATTGAAGGAGCTTCTAAAGCAGCATCATCATAAGATTGCCTATGAAGCCTACGACATGGACAAGTATATGCCGGTAGCCTGCATGCGGGACTATGAAGCCAAGAAGTGCGCTGCCTGCATACAGTCAGGCGGGCGTGAAGCCTACTGCCCGGATGGAAGTTGCAGATATAAGGAACGAAAAAGGCAGATGATCCAGGAAGCACAGGATTCCCTGCAAAAAGTGATCACCAAGGCAGGTCTGATCGGCAGATCATATCACTGGGACAGAGATCCGGTCAGCGGTCTGTGGCTTGGAAACAAAAAAGGGATTGACGATTACTGCAGTATGCGGCGAGGAGGAATGAGTCATGCAGGAGCTGGCTATCCGGGCAGTGCCCGTACAGGTGCGCTGTGAGTTTGATGATTACCAGGTGGTGGTCTATGAGACGGAAGCAGGAGAACTGACGGCCGTTGGCTCCCTGCTGTGTACGGAAGGGGAATGTGTCCTGCATGGGAATTTTTCCCAACATAAAAAATACGGGAAACAGTTTCAGGTGACGTATTGTGAAGAAGTATTGCCGACGACATCGGAAGGGATGAAACGGTATCTGGTGAGCAGCGGGATTGCCGAAATAGGAAGTGCAACGGCAGACCGCATCGTGGATACGTTTGGAGCAGAAACATTTCAAGCCATGCGTGATCCCGTCCGGTTAGTTACAGTACAGGGAATCTCGGAGACAAAAGCGGAAAAGATCGTTGCGTCATTTAAAAAATGCCAGGAGTTACAGGAATATGTACAGTTTTTGGCAGACTACCGGATTCCAAGCGGAAAAACAAAAGAAGTTTATCAGAAATTTTCCGGGATACCAGATGCACTTTCGGTGTTACAAAGCCGTCCATATCTGCTCTGCATGTGTGAAGGGATCACCTTTGCCATGATTGATGCAGTGCAAAAACAAAGAGAAGGATTTGATCCGATCCATGGTGACCGGATCTGTTTTGCTCTGTCCGCTGTCATGCAACAGAATGAACAAAACGGACATGTATTTATGCAGAAGGAAGACTTGTTTGAAAAGGCAGTGAATATCCTGCGGACACCGGGGTGTGACCGGTCAGTGTTTTTCCCATACATGCAAGCAGGACTTGTGTACCTGGTGAAAAACCAGACGTTGATCTATGACTGCGGTGTGCTTTACCGGAAACCGATGTACCTTGCAGAAAGTGAGTCAGCAGAAAAACTGCTGAGACTTTTATGGGACGGACAAAAGCAGAAATTAACGAAAGATAAGATCGATGCAGCATTAGTGGAAGCAGAAAAACGGCAAAAATTGGCACTCTCAAAGGAGCAGAGAAACGCCGTTTCATATGCGCTGACAGAAACAGTGAGCATCATTACTGGTGGACCGGGAACTGGAAAGACATGTCTCTTACAAGTACTGATCTGTGCAGAAGAAATGCTGCATCCGGAAGGAAAACTCACCTTGTGTGCCCCTACCGGGCGTGCTGCCCGAAAAATGGCGGAGAGTACCGGAAAAGTTGCAGTCACGATGCACCACTTGCTTGAGATCCGTCAGGAGGAGCAGGAACGTGAGGAAGAAGAGGAATTAAAACTAAGTACAGACCTAGTGATCGTTGATGAGTGTTCCATGGTGAGCATGCAGTTACTGTATGCATTGCTGAAAGCATTGGATAAGGGGACGCGGCTGGTGTTGATCGGAGATTGTGACCAGCTTCCCAGTGTACAGGCAGGAAATGTGTTTGCTGACCTGATCGGAAGCCAGGTGTTTCCGGTTACTTATCTAACAAAAACCTTCCGGCAGAAACAGGGGAGTGCGATTCTTACCAATGCAAGCTGTGTCAACCGCGGACGGGGCAGGTTTTTATGGAACACAGACTGTATGCTCTGCCAGACCTGGCAGGAAGAGGATACACTGGACGGTCTGCTCCAGGTGATCCGCGCTCTGCAAAAACAGGGGATTTCCTCAAAAGCCATGCAGGTGCTCACACCGTTTCGAAGTAAAACAAAGCTTGGGTGTATCCAGCTAAACCGGGTGCTGCAGGAACTTATGAACCCGAAAACGGCAGGAACGGTTGAACTGCTGGTTGGAAGCCGGTGTTTCCGCAAGGGGGATAAAGTGATGCATCTGGAAAATGAAGAGGATGTAAGCAACGGAGATGTTGGTTACATTACAGAGATCAACCAGACGGAACGGAAACTGACGATCTTGTATGAGACGGGCGTGGAACGTACTTACACGTCAGAAGAATTTTCCATGCTGGAGTTAGCGTATGCATTGACAGTGCATAAAGCTCAGGGCAGCGAATACGATTGCGTGATCCTGCCATTCACCAAGATCTTTGGTCGCATGCGGCAGAAGAACCTTCTGTATACTGCTATGACGCGCGCCAGGAAAAAGCTGGTGATCGTTGGAAACGAAGAAACGCTATGGTATGCATCTGGCAACCGTATGGAGCGTAGAAACTCCTATCTAGGATTCCGGCTTATGGATGGGAACCGGATGCGGAAAGTAGCGCATAATGAAAGAAAACTAAAAACTGTCATATAGGGAAAAATGAAGCTGCCGCTCCATGAATGTTTGTTCGTGGAAGCGGCAGTTTCCCTATGATGATGTGCGAATAATTTGAAAAAAGGGATGGCATATGGTAGTATTAAATGATAAAGATGTCAGGCAGAAAACAGGGGTTATCCTAGAGCAAAAAAGCAACCTGATGGGAGAGGAGACGGGAATGGATAAAAAATGGACACTCCACGTTGAAAATTTTGCAAAAATAAAAAGTGCAGATGTTACGATCGCACCGTTAATGTGTTTTGTGGGTGATAACAATAGCGGAAAAAGTTATTTGATGAGTATTTTATGGGGAATATTGACTTTAGGTAAAGATATTTTCCCAAAGAAGCCCTCTGAAGCAAAGGCATACAAGCAGTGCGAAAGCTGGTTAAAAGAACATCTTAACACAGAAACTGCACTGACGGATGATGCGATAGACCTGTATATAACCTGGTTTAATGAATTACTGAGTACACAGAAAAAAGCTCTGGTAAAAAAAATTTTTAACTATGAGGTTGAGATTGAAAAACTAAAGATCACACATTATGAGAGGAATCATCCGATCAAGATGGTTTGGGATGCGTCTGCATCCAGATATTCTGTCACAGGCGGATATATTAAATTCCCAGAAGTGGAAGCGGCAAACCGGGAAGAATTACTCCGTATGAATGCTTATATCTGCTGGAATTTATTAATGGAAGGAATTGCAGCACCATGGTATACGCCGGTCGTAAAGGGCAGACGGAATGGGGAACCAATTTACTTACCGGCATCAAGAACCGGATTTATGCTCACGTATGCCCAGTTGATTGAAAATTCACTGCAGATTAGTTTTTCACCGGAATTGCAGGATAACACAAGTACCCTGACACTTCCGTATGTAGATTTTTTGCAGTTGATAACAAAGTTTGAAATCAATAAAAAAGACAGCAAAAAGTATGCAAAGATCATCGAATATATTGAAAAGCAGATGACAAAGGGAAATCTGTCCGTAAAGAAAGATATGATGCCAGTGATCAAATATCAACCGGAGGGAAGTGAGAAAGAGCTTCCACTGTATGTGGCATCTTCCATTGTTTCGGAGATTTCTCCGCTGCTGTTGGTGCTGAAATCCGGGATCAATTTTAATGCGATGATCATTGAAGAACCGGAAGCACATCTGCATCCAGAATTGCAGCAGAAAATGGCACGATTGCTTATTAATATGATGAATCTTGGGATTCCGGTATGGATCACTACGCACAGTGATACGATTTTACAGCATATCAATAACATGATGAAATTGAAAAACCATGTGCGGAGTAGTGAACTGCAGAAAGAATATGGATACCGGAAAGAAGATCTGCTTTCCAGAGAAGATGTTCAGATGTATCAGTTTGTTCCAGACAATAATGGAAAAACACACTTAGAAGCGCTGGAAGCAACAAAGTACGGATTCGTTGTGCCTACATTCAATAATGCCCTCGAAAAGATTGTAGAGGAAGTGTATGCATTTCAGGAGGACTGATAAATGGTAGAAGAACGGATTGCATATGGAATTGAGAAGTTTTTGGAAGAAGATTTTTTCCTTCCGGAAAATGATTCTTACTGCTTGGAGGAAAAGAGCGAATCTGGCAGAAGCGAGCTGCAGGTGACCATTCAGGGAGATAACTTATGCTGTGAAGATTATGATCACAAAGGGAAGTGTAATTTCCTTAAACGTGAAAGTCCCCTGAAATTACAAAGAAGTGTAGATCATGTGTTGCTCCAGAAAAAAGATGGAAAATGGATCTTGCATCTGATCGAAATGAAAAGTAAAGTTGATGATAAAAAGTGGCATGAGATAAAGCAAAAAACGCGTGCCAGCTATTTTAACGTCTGCGCATTGGAACGGGTGCTTGGGATACATATTGATGAGGTTGAGGTATATACAACCTATGAAACTACGGGATTTTGGCATTCGGAGCAAAGCGAAGATCCGAAAATCATTGTACCACTTCTTGGAAAACCGTTGCCACCAAAGCCGGAGAGCGAATGGGAGAATCATAGAATCAGTGTGGATGTTGGAGAAATCGTGCAGTTTCATCATCATGCCGTAAAAATGCAGCGGACAGAAGATGGGAGAAAACTGATCGGTGAACTAAACATTCAGTGATCAAAACACAAAGTAAATAAGCAGAAGCTATATTGAGAGTGTACTCACAAAGATGTGGGTACTCTTTTTTGTTTCTAAAAACACATAATTATATCAACTTATGTCAAAAGCCAGGAATATTTATCAGAGTAATCAATGCACCATATTTGCCAAAAATATAGATGGAAAAAGGCAGGCAGTATGGTAAAATGAAAGTAACAAGCAGCGGCAGGTAAAGAGTTTTTGGAGCTTAAAAAAACCGAAGCGTTTATGTGATCTATGCAAAAACCAGATTAGAAGGCCAGAACAGAAAAAGGGGGACAAGGCAGGTATGGTTATGAACAAAACAATTAAAAATGCAATGGAAGAATTGGAAGATTGGTTATCTGATCCAAGTGAATTGGGAAAGAAACCGACGAAGATAGAATATACAAATGCATTTGCAGATGAGGACGGTATAAATTGTTTGGTTTTCAAGTATAAAAAGAATCTATTGGGGAAATGGTTATTGGGGATTGTAAGTGAATCCGGAATTTTCAGTGAAATGGGAGAATATAATCAGAAAACGGAAATTGATGATGCCAAAAGAATACTGGAAATGTTGAAGAACTATTGGAAAGAGATGGCGAAAAATTAGTAAAACAGAGCGAGGGAACATGATGAACAGGATTCCAGTATTTTATATATTTTTTTGTATATTGGCAGTCTGTTCCGTACTGATTATTGTCATGCGTTGGAAAAGATATGTGAAATATTCTAATGGAACATATAAAAATGTGGGACAGGATTTGATATTTCGGACGGAACTGTCGCGAGATGAAATAGTTCGAAAATTGAAAGTACATGATGTAAATGATACGTTGGATTATGATTTTTATGAAAAAAGTGGTGAATATTTTATTAAAGTAAAAGGTGTAAAACGCCTTGCGTTTAATGGAATATTGACTGCAGATTTCAAGGTTGACTTTTTCGAAAACACACAAAAGTATATTATTATCCATCAGTGCAATAATTTTCAAATGCTATATTCGTCAGGATATGAGGCTGAAATATTTGAGTTCATGGTGAAAAAATTAAATTGTATTCCGCAGAAATCGGTAAATAAAAATGTAGAATTGTAAAGGAGCTGGCATTATATGTTGCCACATAATAAAATAATCAAAACAACTGTTAAGGAATTTTTAGAGCCAGAAAATTTGTTTCAAATAGGAAGTTCAAGAAGTTGGGTAGATGATAATGGGTACTATTTCATTATCGTTGAATTTGCAACAAATGGTTATTCTAAAGGGGCAAGTTTGAATGCCGGAGTCTCATTTTTATGGGAATCTACAGAAAGCCTAAACAAAATGCTATCATATAACTATGGATGTGATGTTAGTACCGGTGTTGGTTATGTGGAATATAAAAACGATGATGAGGCGTTTCAGATTGTCATAGAAAAACTGGCAAAAAGTGCTTTGAAGGAAATAGACGAATATCGAAAATTTTCAGATATGGAATATGCAAAATCCTGTTTGCAGGAGCAAGTTGAGAAACTGCCAGAACATAGACGATTCTGGGAGTTATATCATCTGGCAATGCTCTGTTTCATGAAAGGGGATTTTGAAGAAGGAAAGGAAGTATTTGAACATTATCTGCAAAGATTAAAGGACAGTTTTTATTCTGGGGATTATTATATTGAATGGCATGAACAATTTTATAATTACTGTATTGAAAACATTCAATGTCAGTTATCTTCAAAGGAATCTGCTCAACAAATGGTTATTGATATGATTAACCGAAGACGAAAATCTTTCTGTGAGAAAGCATCGTATAAAAAGATGAGTAAAGAACTGTATACATTATAAAGCGTTTGTGGTTTTTAGACAAATTACAAAAGAAAATCAAAGATTAAGCATGGGGTATTTTTATGAATCTAAAGAATTTGGAATATATAGAAAAAAATAATCCTGTAACCAAAGAAGAAATCGATTTTGCGGAGAAGCGTATCAATGGGGAACTGCCAAAAGTCTACAAAGAATTTTTACGTTATGCAAATGGGATGGTTATGAATTTGTGTGTATTATACGATACACAAAGGATTGTTGAAAGTTGTGAATGTAATGAATTTGCAGAATATGCTCCCGGATACATAAGCATAGGAAATGATAATGGCGATCGGGAACTCATTATAAAAGCAGAAAAGGGAGCTGTACTGTGTGGATTTTTAGATGCTGCAGAAATAGGAAGCTCTGAACCAGAAGAATGGTTTAACTTTAAGTCCTGGGTAGAAAATGGATGTGAAATGGATGAGGAGGACGATACTGAGTATGGAAATGTTTATATCACAAAACTGCCAGACGAAAAATTGAAATTTTTAGCAGAGACGAAAAAGATATTTGCGCTTTCAATATCAACGGGTGTTCTTTACCAACAGGTAAATACCCTGCCATGTGTTATAGTGCAGCAGATTACAGAATCAAAAGCAGATATTTTGATACAGAAGACATCGTATCCTGAATGCTATAAATTTGGAAAATAAAAATGATGATTTTGCTGCTATAGAAATTAAAAACGTTAGAGGGAGATAATGTAGGTATGGGATTGTTTGAAAAATTTAAAAAGAAGAACGAAACACACAAAGAAAGTTATTCAAAAGAGCAAAAGGAATTAAAATTTATAATCCAACAAAATCAGGCTATATTTGGAAATGCTTTTTTAGGAAAAAGAGCAACAGATGCCGAAATAACACAGGCAGAACAGAAGTTAGCTTTAAAAATTCCAGATCCTTTTATATGGTTTTTAAAAGAATATGGCTGTGGTGGATATTGGTTCGACATAATGGGGTATTGTAAGAACGGGAAACCAGAATTTGTAGAAATAACATTGGAACAAAGAAAAAATGGTTTGCCAGAGAAGTATATCATTATAGAAGATTGTGATGAATTTTACTATTGTATTGATAGTGTGAGTGGAAAAATTTCATCATGGAGTCAATATGATAAAGATGGTATACGGGAGCGTTTTGATAATTTCTATAAGTTTTTTAAAGATAATTTGCAAAATGCAATGGATAATTTTTAGAAGACTGGAAGAAGCAATAGCGCATAGGGAAGCCGGAAAATATCCAATATCATCGGATATTTTGGATAAAACGATTGATGAGTTAAAAGAAATATTATCTGCTGAGAAATAAAGAGGATTGGATCGTAAGATATGGAATAAGAGAGGAATGGACCGGTGGCAACAAAAAAGAAGATAACAGATGACTGGCAGCAACTTTTCCCAGAATTAAAAAAGACAAAATTACTTGAAATGGATAACAGATTAGGACCATTGATAACAGGAATTTATTTAAAAGTAGTCAGAAATACATACTATACACCAGTTGCTTATGTACATAATTTATGCGGAGAATATTCTAGCATTACAACATCATTAGAGTGTACCAGTGAAACAATAGCGTTAGAAAAACATGAAGAAAGATATATGTTTTCGGCAGAAAGGTTAAAAAATAAATTGTTGATCCCGCTTAAAGGTGATGTCCCACTAGATAAAATTGTAGACGGATATAAACTTTTTTTGAGTAATCCAAAGAGAAAATCGTTTGAAGAATATAAAGATATTGCACTGGTGTGTGGCTGGTATGGAGAAAAGAAAATACTTGACGATATCCTTGAATATATTTGGAATAATGTGCAAAAGGATAAAAATCATCCTTTTTTTAGAAATAAAGATAGAGGAGTAGAAGGATGGTTTGAAAAAATTCGCGAGGAGTCAAGTGATTGTGAAAGGCTTCATGAAATATGTGAGAAAGAGATACAAAAGCATAAAGTAGGAAAACTGCCATATAGAAATATCATTTGAAAGAGGGGATGTTGTATTTATGATAGCACTTGAGGTATTCAAAAAAATATTAGAAGAAAATGGGGATAAGTTTCCATTATTAACGCTGGAT